TTTCCGTTTCGCCAGATGTACTTGAGCGCATTGCCTTTGCAATAGCCCCGAAATTCCTCCGGCGTCAATGCAGCACGAATAGCTGCGATGCACTCGATTCCCCCCTTGGTATAGTGCGGGGGGTGATTGACGTTGTCTTCCACCGGCTTTACGTCTTCGTGTGCTGCTGCTGCTGCGAACCGTTTGCTGTTCGTCGTCATGTTAGTTTCTCCAGTAACGATGTTCTTCGTGTAATTTGTTGATGATGTAATCTTCCTGATCAAGAGTAAGATTTGCCGAATCAAGCATGGCAAACACAACGCTATTCAGGACATCATGCAAACGCACCCATATCGCATGGGCTTCATCAGCTTGTTCTTCAGTCATTTGCTTCTCTCCTTGTTTGGTTCCTCTACGATCTTCTTCGGGCGGACCCTTGTATTGTTTCAATGCCAAAGCCATAGCCATAGCCAGAGCCATAGCCAAAGCCAGAGCCATAGCCATAGCCAGAGCCATAGCCAAAGCCAGAGCCAGAGCCATAGCCATAGCCAGAGCCATAGCCAAAGCCAGAGCCAGAGCCAGAACCAGAACCAGTGCCAATTGGCCTAAAAGTTACAGCCCCCATGACGGCTCGACCGGAACACAGAAGATTTCCGAGCTTTCCGGAATATCAACGTCAGCGATAGGCCGCAAGTCCGCTTTTTTCGTGTCGGCGATGATTCCAGCAAACCCCACGTCAACCCACTTGAATACATGCAGTGCGCGACTCAGTTTGATCCGCCCGTTTTCACGGGTCACATCTCCAGCAAAAATCCAGCCCCGGTCGACGACGACGATAGCGCGGTTTCCTGCAGGCTTGACTTGCACCGAATCGGCACGGACGTACTCGATTCCGTTGATCTTGACGGTTTCAATATCCTTCATTTGAATCTCCTTGATAAAAATGGTGGGGTGGCCGGAGCTGATCCCGGCATGTGATCTTGCCTCTGTACGTTCCGAGGGCGAACACTGTGGTTATCAGCCTTGGGGAGGCACGTCCACATACGACCTTTTCCAATTCACAGACCGGCACACGAACCCCCTAGTGCCTCGTCGTCTAAGTCTGTGCATCAGCCTGCACACATCACCCCATTGATCTTACTGCGAGCTGATGAAGACCGCCGGCGTTGAAGACACGGCCTTGGACTCATCAGCCGGTTCGCACAAGCCCTTCTTGCGGGCGATCTTTGCCCATGTCGAATCTTCCTCACAGGCATATTCCTGCACGACTTCCATCGTAAGTTGTGCCTTGGCCTCCTGCCCAAGTGCCTTGTGGGCTTGGGCATTCAGCCGGCCCTCGCACATCATGCGCAGCTTCGCCGCCGAAAGTCCGCCACCGAAGCCCGGAAGCGCGAGCGAAATGCCGACGGCACCATCGCAGATATTGCTCGTATTGACGTAGGTGCTCATGGCCGGCGTGTTCTTCGGCAAATTGCCATAGTCATGGTACGCGAAGGCAGTAGATGGGCCAGCCGGAGCGGTGAAGTTGAACGTCATGGGGCTGATGTAGGCAGAACCGCCCGTGCCACCGGCGCCGCCCGTGCCACCTGCACCACCAGTGCCTATGCCGACGGCAGTTGCCGCGGCAAACTGCGTTTGGCCCTGAATCTGCGCAGTCGGCTTGGTACTGTAGCCATGGTCACCGCCGGCAAAGGCGAACGAAGAAAAAGCAAAGAATGCAGCAAGAACGAGATGTTTCATGGATACCTCCTGTGGTTGTGGGACTACTTGGAAAGCCGAGGGTCTTCGTCGAGGGCAGTAGCCAGCTCACGTAGCACCTTGGATAGTTCTCGAGCCGAAACTCCCGCTGGAACTCGCACTGAATGATGCATTCCGTTGGAAAAATCGACACGAAGATTGAGTTTTGCACGATGCTTCCCGGTCTGAAGCATGTTGATCCTGAGCAAATACGGAGTGCTCATCACAGCTCCGTCCGTGATAGCGCGTACTCGATCCGATCAAGGGCTATGGCAACCATCCCATTAGCCAAGCGCTGTCCAGCGCGACGACGATCAGGACGGCGATGCCGAGTGCGAGGGCAACCCATTTGTCCCACTTATCGGCCTTGATGTAGTTCTTGTCCTCGACGAAGGGCACGTGCCAGTTCGGGTCGTTGCGATGGTACTTCTGGATCATCTGATCCGGGGGCAGGGCGCTGCCAAAGCGCGGGTTGCGGTGGGCTACTTTAGGTTCAGTCATTTGCTTCTCTCCTTTACTTGCAAGTCTTCAACTGTGGCGTCCCGCCAACGCTCTCCAGCGAGAAACTGTGGCAGACCGTTTTCATTTGATGGTCCGTCACCATATTTTTCAAGAACTTGCAGGATGAGAACCGGCTTTTCGAATATCCAGCCGTCTTTCCCTAGCCGGTAACGTGTCTTAGTCATTTGCTTCTCTCCTCAGTATATTGTAGAGGCTCATTTCTTTTTCTTTTCAAGGCGTTCAAGTACCTCACGTTCGCGTCGTTCATCGGCACGCTCGTCTTCTCCGGCAATCCAGCAATCGAAACAAAGCCGATTCCGATACTGATAATGATTGCCGCAGCACACGCACAATTCAGGTGGATTGAATCCAACATGGTTGATCATGATATCCACCTCCATTCCAATGCTTTTTTGTCAGGGGTGATTCTGCGGCTTTCCAATCGACCGGCTTTTCTGTGCCTGATCAAAGTGCTATTAGCACTGACGGAACTCGTTCCCAACCGGTTTGCAATGGTAGCCCCCGCTACCCATTGTCCTTTGGGGAGCACGGCTTCAAGTCGTTCTATACCTTGTTGCCGCCGAGCAGTATTGGCTATAGCGTATTCTGGATAAGGATTGCCACTACGAGCCTTTGGCTTTTCCTCCGGCAATATCAAAGGTTGAACCGGAGTCAAGAGCATTTGAGCAAAGTTCATCGTTTCCTCTGAAAAAATGGTTTCGGGAGAAGGACTTAAACCTTCGACCTCGCTTTAGTGGGCAAGCGCGCTCTTTCTCTGAGCTATCCCGAAAGACTGGTCATACTCCGTGCGGACAATCACCCGATCCTGTGGCGGGATGATACGGGCAATAACGACACGAGTACGTGTTTGGATTGGGCTTGAACGCTTCGTCTTCAGTCATGATTCGAGCCCGTTTATCGAATGGCTTGAGAAGCCGTATACCTGCTGTGCGAGACATGTGCAGGCTCGCCAAGTCATTGGCATCGAGATACCACAATTCTGCCGTGACTTGATCAACCGCTGGATAACGGCGAAACACTCCCAGCCCATACAACTGGGTTTGTTCGCCGTGCTTGATCTCGTTGCCGAATCTTTTGCCAGTCTTGTAATCCACCACGGCCACATGTTTTTCCGTGATGTGGATATTGGCGTCCAACTTTATTCGAAGCCATGCACGTTCCCAACTACACTCGTTCCATGCGTCGTCAAAGCCCCACTCGTCTTCGAGCAAAACGTTTCCGTTCTTGTAACGCTGCTGCAAGGACTCGAATTCATCCTTGAAATGAGCAGCCTCATTCGGCAATGAGCCATCGCCTCGGACGAAAACTTCGCATGCTTCGTGGATACGTGACCCACGATCATTGGCGTGTTCCGTTTTCCCTGTCGGCAACTTGCGCTCTGGCTCAGGAATCTTCTCGATGTACTTGAGCTGGGCCATGAAAGGACACCGTTCGTAATCCATCAACCGACTGAACGACCAACTACGAATTCGGGCCATTACAATGGCCTCCCGATCATACGGGACAGCAGCCCGACAAGCTGCGGCTTCGGCAAGCCGCTATACACCCCCCGCATTGCCTTCTGGCTAATCTTGTCAGCCGTTGAAAAATCCTTGCCCTGAAGAGCGAGCATCAAGGCATGCCGGCAGGGCTGCACGATGATAGGGGGCTCCCCTTTCCGCCAGTCTTTCTTTGCGGGAGCTAAACGAACAATGCGGCGACGGTGTGACATGGTTTCTCCTATTTGGCACGAGACAGACGAGAGACTTTCTTGGCAGGGGCAAGCAGATCAGTGAGCAACTCCTTGTCCTCGGGCGAAATTTTCCACTCCACACGGAAGGCATACTGCAAATGATTGCCCACCCGAACACGCTTCAAAGTAAGCCCGTGATGGCGGATGTATGAAGTAAATTTCTGCATTCCCTCGGGCATCTTGCCGATGCATCTCTCAAAGATAAGGAACAATTCGTCCTTGGTCAAGTCAGAAACCGACTCGTATGACAGACGCCGCACCAATGTGGCATACGCTTGTCCTCGGGTATCCACCATGTTGGTCTCTTCCAGCAGATTCTCGTCGGGCATGGCCTCCCACAACATCATCAAGTCGCCCTCTATCAACCCCTTGGCAAGAATATCGACTGATGTGATGGACAACTTTTGAATTTCCCGACGATTCTCACTATCGAACACGGTGCGTGCCAAATTGAAATCGGCCTTGTAGTCGGAAAGGAAACGAGCAAATGCTTCCAGTTGGTTGGGAATGTCGTCCTTCTCTTCCTCGGTCATCGGCACTTGCACCGGTTGAAATTGCCCTACATTGAAGCGACGATCTCCTTGTGGAATTGCGACCGGCCTTTTCTTGTTGGAACTGAAGATAAAGGCCGCGTAATTCTTGGCCTCATAACTATCCGTGCGCATTCGACGTATTGGCTGAGTAGGCTCGGTAATCATGGTTTTGAGATCGGCCTCCACTGCTCGTGCATTGACGAACATGTCAGCATCGATTTCGTCGACGAACACGATCAAGGCCTCCTCGAGCCAGCCATTGAATTGGGAGCCCAGCTCGGATGCCTTCTTCTGAACAGCATGCTTAAAGCTGAACAGAGGACGCAAAACATCATGGAAGAACATTCCCTTGCCAGTGCCCTCTGTACCATGCAGCACCCATGCAGTAAGAGGCTTGCGGCGTTGTTGCCATACCACGGCCAACCAATTGATAAATCGTTCCTGCACTTCGCCGACGCCGACGGCAGAATCGAGTAACTTCCTGATCACCGGAAAATCGCCTTTGGCATTCTTCTTCCCTCGCCGCATGTACTCGGTAGGAATGAACGTATTGATCGTCTTGGCCTCGTGATTGACGATGGTGTCGTCGTGCGGATCAAACCGCATGTGGTACTCGGGGACGAAGGCGCCAAGGCTTTTGCCCTTGCTTTGCAGGAAATGATCGAGCTGAAGTTCGCTCTTGACCATGTGCAAGTCCAGCACGAATTCATCCGGGTTCCACGTGCCCTTCCAATACTGGGCGGTCACCTTGTCACGGAAAGCCAGAATTTCCTCCCCGGCCGAAGTAGGCGTCGCATCTTGTGCCTTGGCATTCCGGATCAAATCCGCATAATAATGCGGCAATACTTCCTTGAGCAGAAGGCTCGGCTCCCCCTTGAAATTGTGCAAATATGTGGGGTCATTCTTATGGTGCCAATAGGCTAGGCTATCGCCGCCATTGAGATTCAACCGATTGTACTCTCCCGCATCGAAGACTTCGTAACGTGAAATTTCGCCAACACCAGTCTGTACTTCGTACTCACCGATCATGCGCGTCTTTGCTCGGAGAGGAGTAACACCGGTAGCTACGCGCAATGTGTTGAGCTTGTCCCGGGCAACTTGTTTGAGCTTCTCGACCGGATGCAATTCCATACGCTCGACTTGGAGAGCATCCTTCTTGCGTCTGATCAACTGGATGCGCTCTTCTTCCTCGATCGGCGAAGTCACGCCTTTGAATACAGGCATGGCCGTGTAGATCAGCTTGTCATTCTGACACGTCGTAATGTCCAACGGCCAATGCAATGCCGCTCCGCTCTTGGACAGACTGATCTGACTTTCCAGAGCGGTCACGTTCTGGTTCAGATGCATCAGCCACGCCTTCAATTCAGGGGCAGATACCTCCCGCGTCAGAAGGAAGAAAATATGACAACTGAGGTTCTTGTTGAACAGCTTGTACGAGCTGGAATACTGCACGATATAGCTGATGTCATCCAGCCCGAGTGCCCGCATGACTTCGTCCGGGCTGGAAAACTTGGCATCATCAATGTCGAGACACACCCAACGAGTCTTGTCGTTGGTGATCGTGGTGTTCTTGCGAGGTTCGCACGTCAATTCATGGGTTAGCCGGCCTTTCAACAGGCAAGGCTTCTTTGGGGATGATGCCCGCTGCAAGATCGCTGCGTGCATTTCGATGATGTTGTTGATCTGGACTGTTTCGCTGGAGAAATTGAGTACCAGTGGATAGCCCGACTTGTAAATAGAACCATCTGGCAGCCGTTCGATTGTCTTTGTCAGAGGCAAACTGGCGCTCAGGAACGTCAAAGGGAAGGACATGGGGACCTCGAAAAGAAGGAATCGAGGAGGCTAGTCTGACAGCCTATTTCGGGAACTGCAAGCCCTAAAAAGACTGCCAAACTAATCAACCACTTGCCGGTGTCAGACGGATTTGTCGAGACCTCGAAGTATCCGCAAAACGTCGTTGAAGGCCTGTTCCACGGTTGGCCTTGCCGGTTCGGGCGGCATTGCCTCGACCAGATCGACCAACAACTTGTCCAAGACTCCATGTATGCGCGTGGCATGGCTAAAGGCGACAAGGCCTTTTTGCACGTCGGCGAAATTGGCCCGAACTGACAAATCCACGTTGATAGCAGTGGCTCGTGACAAGAGGTCGATGGCGATGGCCTTGTCAAACTCTCCACTGACCATCTCCAGAACGAGACTCATTGCCGTCAGGCTTTCGACCATAGGCTCCACCATGCGGACCATGAGATCACCGTCGGCGTCGGAACGCAGTTCGTCAAGCAATTTCTGCTTGGCAACCCGAACCTCGTTTCTGGCGAATTGCGTGTACTCTTTGTTGTCCATTTCTTGCTCCTTGTAAAGTCGAAGGTGCCACCAGATTACACGCTCGTGGCCGCGCGGGGAGAAAACGACCGCTCAGTCGAGAGCGGCAACGGCGGCGCGCAGTTCATCCAGCGACTGGCCGAGCAGTTGCTCGTTTTCCTTCGTGGCGATGATCTCCAGCAGTCGCTGCTTTTGATCCCGGCGGGCCTTGGCCGTGGCGGCTTGCGCATTTTCATCGAGGCGCACACGAATGATGTGCACCACGATATCGAAAGCCAGATTCAGGCTCGAGTCGGCGGAGGATGTTTCCGGCTTGACGAAAGACCGCTTCGGTTGCTTCTCCAGCAAGTCATACAGCCCGCCGGCAATGTCGTCGAGATTGACGGCGCCTGTCTTGCTGGTCAAGGGAAGGTCCCACAGGTCTTCGACCGAAATCAACCCCTTGGAAGTTGTCACACGCAATCGCTGACGTGAGGCGCGTTCAAACAAATTGTCTGCCATATCGGTTCCTTAGAAAATGATGCGTACTACACGGGTGAAAGCGCCGGTAACCCGGCACAACAACGACGCACGTTGAGTGGAGGAAAACCCAATACCACTGAGCTGTTGCTCCGACGGAGCGGTCGTTATCTTTGAACCGATCAACTCCAGCACCTTACGATGAACGAGCAGATCGTTGCTCAAAAACTCATTGTAAAACCCTCGCGCCACATCTTCGTTGGCGCATCCTTGCAACATGAAGAACCAGTGGCTATTGCCGACGCCCTTCTGCTCGTCCCAGTAATTGGGCGAAAGCATAACGGCCTTGACCGGTACGAAAGTATTGGTCTTGATTCCCCACGCTTGCCGTGACTGTCCCGTCTGCTGCATATCCGACGAAGGAACGATGGAAATCTTCCTCTCTTCCGTGACAACAATGTTCGCCACCGTGATCATGTCCTGACTCTTGACCTTGGCCGGATAGCTGAGAAGCGTCGATTCGCCGAGCACATCGATCTCGACCTCGAAGCCCTGCCGATCAGGATCATTGTTTCGCTTCGAATAGCAATGCACTTTGAGGACATAATCCCCCGGGCGCAGGCTTGATACGCGCTCGTAGAAGATGTTCTCGACCGGATCGACGCTATTCACTTGGTCGCAGCCGTTCATGTCAACATCGAGCATGCCGCCATGCGAACTGAGCTGTCTCCGACTCCCATAATAAATGTGGGTCCCTTTCGGTTCCAGCATGTGCAGGTCGAGATCATCTCCATTGCTCCATGCCAGCCGACAGCATAACTCGGCCTCGATATTACCGCCTGCCTTCTTGACACGTTCCTTGATGGAATCCGCAACATCCCCCTTGTAACTCCAACTGAATCCGTTGTCCCACTTGAAAAGACGAGGGGCAGTCGGATCAGTCGGAGCAATCAGGCTGACGAAATTGCCGATGTGCTGGTTTTCGACCAGAACAGAGAGACCGGTGGCCTTCGGCAATACCTCGGCAATGAAATGATTCACCGGAATCTCTTCCACCTTGGAAAAGGACTCGGGCTTGACAGGGGCTTCGGCAACAAGCTGATCGAACACGTCGCCATTGAGAGCAGCACGAACAGAACGATCTGCGAACAACACGTTGTTGATCGTGATGTCTTCGAGCGTGGCATAACGCCGCTGCAAAGCCGACATCAGCCCCAACTTGTCGAGGTCCTTCTTGGCGGCATCGATCATTGCCTTCGTCACCAACGCCTTGGGGCGCTTGTAATTCGCCGGTGCCACTTTGGCTTCGAAACTCTTCACGGCATCTTCGAGGGTCATGTCTTCCGACAAATCGACGAGCAGGGTGCCGATGGCACTATTGCGAATCGCGAGAACAGCCGGATTACGGTCTTTATGAGTAGCAGCATGCCATGCGTAATGCCGCCTGTTCTCGGTCGAAGCGAGCTGATAATTGACCAGACGAAGACGAAATGCTTCCAGCAAAGGCCTGAACTCCTGTCCGCGGTAGATGCTGTTCTGAGCAATCAGCTCAAGAACCGTGTCGATCGATTGCAGCGAGATCGTGTCGAGTGCCCGTTGAAACAGCTCGACTTGCCCGCGCGTCCTTCCCAGAAGCGACGGGATATTGAGCTTCGAATGGACTACGCTACGAGGCAGTGTCACGTGGAAATGTTCCCACGTTTTCACCTGCCCCATCACGTCCTCGAATGTCTTGCTGTGGCCGACGGTACTCTCATAGTGCAGGAACTCATCGCAGATGGCGCCGGCCTTCACTCGATCAGCCAAGGCCTTGGCGACTACGCCATAACCGGCTATGGCATGCTCGGGCAGTTCCACATCCCATATCGACTCGAGGCCCTTGTCGGTAAGGGCCACGACGTTGCCCATGGTGCGAATGAAGTGCCGGCAGCAACTGCAATCATGCGTAGTACGCTCCCGATACATCGGATTGGTGCCGGCCGGAAAGCTGTCCAGATACAGTTGCCACAGCTCGTCGCCGGAAACATTGACGCGGAGAAGGGGGAAATCCTTCATCTTGGAAAACTGCAATGCAACCGCGCGTTGCATGTCGGAAAAGTTCATTGAATCGCTCCTATTGTTGCCGCCGCGATATCAAAGTATCGATGATGGCGAGTTGAAAAATCTTGATCAGTTCAGAAGAACAGTCTTCGTCAAGCCAGAAACGCACTGCCGTTTTTCCGTCGAGAAATTCCAGTATTTCTCTTTGAAGACCCCAAACGATATCCATAGTCGGGATAGTTGCCATCGAGCTAAGGCTCCAGCAGATATAGCACTTCACGTCCGTTTCGATATCGCGCCGTGCACAACGAAGCAGGTTGAGTTCAATCTCTGTTTTCGAAGTCATTCGGTCCCCTTGAAAGTCTCGTCGATCGTGACATCGGTTGCCAGCACATCCAGATACTCGCGAAGCTGTTCCGCAAGTTCCGCGGCTTTTTGAAGAGCCGCATAGGCCGCAGACTTGTCAACAGCATGTGCTTTGGCAATCAAATCCATGAAATTGAAAAACCGACTGCAAAACACCTGATCGATGTGCGTCTAATGCTTTGAAAAAGCAAGCGCCGAAAGAATGACAGAATGCACCAATAGTTCCCGCACAATTTCGTTCGTCATGAGAGCGATCTTGTCGCCATGACTTGCACACACTTCGTTTATGCGTTGAGCTATGACTTCCCCGAACTCCTTGCCCGCAGCAACGACAAGCTTTTTGTCCATTTCGTTTTCTCCCAAAAAGAATTCGTGCCGCCAGATTACGCACTCGCGGCCGTGCGGGAGCAACCGGCGACTACAGCTTGTCGATCTCAGCGCGCATTGCGGACAGCTCGTCGATCCGCTTGTCGATGAAGGCCGAGTTGACTGCGATCTTGTCCAGTTCGGTAATCTCCTTAACAGGCACGATTACTCTCCTTTCACGAAAAACGCTCGTTGAACATCTCACGAAGCCGACCAACATGGTTCGTGAATGACGGAAGCACGTCGTTAAGGACGCACGCGACACGATACACCGTCTTGGCGTACAAATGAATCAGGTCGAGCACCACGCCGACGAGCCTGTCGCTGATGTTGATCTCGACCCGGCCGTTGATGTTCTCGGTTCCCACAGAAACATGGACACGACCAGCAACGGCATCGGCCAACGCCTTGCGCTCTTCGGCGAACGAAGGAAATTCGTTGTCCTTCTGAAAGAGGTCAACGATTTCCTGACGAGTCTGCTGCGCCTTCTCGAACAGCGCCTCACTGATGATGATTTTCATTGCGGCTTCTCCCAGTAAATGCGGGGGTTATGGACGAACGCACTGACCTGATACTTGTCAAAATCATCGCGCGAGCTGATCAACCCGTAGCCGACACCGCCAAAGGCGTTGTCGTATTCCACGATCTTAACGATGTTATCTTCGGGGAATTCCCCGGCGATAACGCGATCGGCAATACCCTTGCTAACTGTTGCCATTGCGTTTGCTCCTTGTTGAAAATGGAAGAATGATCCCGGCGAGCAGGGCGGCGACGGTAGCAGCGAATCCGCCGGCCATCGAGCCGCCATGCAGCTTGAACACGAGGATGAAAACAAAGATTTCCACCGCGGCGGCAAGAAGCCGCCCGTGGGTCAGTTTCCACCACATGCTGTACAAGCCGAGAAAGATGACGACCCCATAGATAATGGGGCCGAAGTCGATGTGACCCAGTCCGAACATGGCGTCAGGCTCCCTTGACAAGACCCTTGAAGAAATTGCCCACGGCCTTCACGCCGGAAGCAGCCACCTTGGCGCCCGTGGTGACGTTGAAACTGACGACCTTGGCACCGGCGATAACGGCGGTGCGGACCTTGATGCCGCGCTCCAGCGCCTTGGAATCCGGGGTCGGGGCCGAGGCCGGGGCCGGGGCCGAAGTCGAAGCCGGGGCCGGCGGAACCGTCTTGCCCTTGACCTTGCGAACACGAGGAACGAGGACGGTAGTGACGGTATTAGTGTTCATGATATTGCTCCTTGAAATGGTGATGATGTAAGGGCCTTCTACTTCGAAGTCCCCCGAGTGATGATGGCTTTGCTGCTCATGCGACGAGTGCGACGGACCCAGCCATGGTCGGTCTCGCGTTCTTCAGTGTCCTCGATCTCGGCATGCAGCGTAATCTGCACGGTGCCGCTGCGATACTGCTGGGCGGTCTGATAAGCCTCGTCGTTACTCCCTTCCTTGGCGAGAAGGATAGTCAAAGGATCGGTAGGGTCGATCATCTCATCGACCCAAGCGGGAACACGTATTGTCATGATTGCTCCTTGTTGTGCCCGCCGAGAATATTTCGACGGGACTCAATGCCGTTCTGTTCAACGACCAAGTCCAGACGAATCCAGTCGTACAAACGCTGCAAGTCATAATATTCCTGCAACGCATGGGGGGCACTTGCATGAAAGTGCAACATCTTCCGAGCTTCTTTGCCGGTGTCCTTGTTCCGCGTTCCCGCCATGACTTCGAACATGATGGTATTGCCGTTACGCTCGGTGTCCATGATACGCCAGCCGCGGAAGTAGTCAGGCGTACTACTTGTGGGATACGGGTAAGTCTTACCCGCTTCGATATAGCCTTCGTATTCGTCCACACTACGAAAGTTCTGTTTTTCAAGTCTCATGGTTTTGCTCCTGTTTCACGTGAAACCAAGAAAAAAGGGACAAGCCCTTTCGGGCTTGCCCCCAAGCACTGCGGTACTACGGTACTACGGTACTACGGTACTACTAGCCGCGCGGACGGAAGCCGTTGGCAGCGCCGGCCAAGGTCGACAGATGCACCATCGGCTTGGCTTCCGCCTTCGGCGCCTTCGGCGCCTTCACAAGCTCGACCTCGGTCTCGGCCTCGGGTTCAGCCTTGGCCTTGGGCGGAGTGATCAAGGCCTCGAAAGCCTTGGTCTGCGCCTCCAGCGCCTGCTTCATCGCCAGCTGCTGCTGGCGAGCCTTGAAGAGCGCCATGTTGGCCTCGCCCTCGACGATGGACGCCTCCAGCTCAACCGCCGTGGCTTGCGCCTCCGCGGCCATCGCACGAGCCACCTTGGCGCGTTCCAGCGCCTCAGCGGTCCTCCACTCCGAAGAGTTGACCAGCCCGCTGAACCCGCCGGAATGCCGCAAGAACGCGACAGCGGACAGGCGCTGCTTGAGCAGCCAGAGAGGCCTGTTGACATCCAGCCGGTACTGATTGCGCTCGACCGCCATACGGCTCATGACCGAATCGACAGCGAACTTGCGACTCTCGTGGTCACGGATGTTCGCCGCCTCGTTGCGCTCCGCATTCAGCTCAGCCATGCGAACCTCGTGACGGGTGAGCAGATCGCCGATGTCGATGAGCAGCTCGATGATGGCATCCACCGCCTTCTGGCTATTCGCCGTCAACTTCTCGGGGTCCATGTAATCCATGAACTCCACGACGGCGTCGGTTTCAGCCACCTGCGGAAGGATGTACTCTTCCGCCATGCTGATCTGCGCCAACCGGCGCGTATCAGACACAGGCGTCTGCGCCCTCATGTCCAGCAGAACGTCGTCGAACGACTTGGCATAAGGCCGGAACTGCTGGCCCTTGAAGTTGAACCGCAGACGGCCACCGTCGAAACGGCGCATGCCCGCTTCTTCCGTGTCCTTCCGGGCCTTACTGTGCAGCGACTCAAGATGCCTGCTGAGGACGCCGATACCGCGGAGGCAATCCGCGATGGCCGCTTCACGCGCAAGCGCCTGCTCATCGTCATGGCCGGTGTCGTTCGCTTCCAGACTCCCTTCCTTCGGAAGGTCCTGAAGAGGCCGATCAACCGGCACGGGCATAAGCCCGACGAGCTGGTAGATGAGGGCGTAGTACGTGCTGACACAGACGCGAACGTCCTGCTCGGCAAAGAGGCCGAACTCGTAAGGCACGGGCACCGCCATCTCCTTCAGGGCATCCTTGACGCGCTGACCATCCAGCGTGATTTCGAACGCAGCCTTGACAGCGAGGGACAGGGTATTGAAAGTGGTGTTCATTGCGATCTCCTTTAGAGAAAAATGCATGAAAAAAGGCGAATAACCACCACAGCCATTCGCCTCGCTTGGAGCAGAATGCTCCCTGACAAGCCCACTAGCTTGCGCTAATGGGCTACAGGCAGGATTCTCCTAATCCCTAGTTGTCAAAGAAACAGCGAAGTTGGTAACCCGTACCAACCCCGCACTCACTGTGATACAAGCAGCCCGGGTCTTCCCACCACAGAAGATCATGAATGGTGTAATCCACCGGCCCGTTCGCAAACTTCCAAACCTCGAATTCAGCCTCAGCAATGCCCCTACCGATCGAGATGTCGTTGAACTCATTGCGCTGATAGAACGGCCGTTCAGGACTGAAATGTCCGAACTTGGCCAAACGACGTACTACGCGATTGTTTGCCATTTTGCATGCTCCTTGCATAGAAATATGACGTTAAACTGCTATATTAGATGTTCCAAACTTACGCATTTGTTCCATATATGAGTAATTTAGTCGGGATTATTTGTAAGAAGAACCGACCAAAACGTCTTACACGTCACCTGTCACCAAGTCGACTGAAAACGTCGAAAGTTTGGAACAAGTTTGGAACATTGGAACATCATGTACTTGTTTTTATTACCTTTTTTTAAAGGAGAGAGAGAAAGAGAGATTTTCAACTAAATAAATAGAGAGTAAAAAACTGCCTATTATTTAATCGATCACCTCCCACATGTTTCGTGATTTTCCAATTGAAAATTTCGGGAAAATTTGGAACATTTCCATTTTATGCATTGAACATGCATGTAGTGGAATCATTCTCATTTGCGTATGGCATACGCCAATGTCCTTTTCCCGAAACTCAACCGATCACTTGATGATGGTGTCGAAGAAAGCGTCGATGCGGTCCTCGACCAGCATGACGCAAGCGTCGATCACGTCGCACAACCGATCGCCGGCATCCAACACCTTGTCGCCAAAGTCGTCAAACTTCTCACCCCACACGATATCGGCCAAAGCAACCGCCAGCATCATGCCCAGCACAATCAAGCCCACTTCCATTTCGAAACTCATGGCTTCCTCCTATATAGTAAACAGCATGCACAAGCGCATACCCCGTGGTCGCCCCTTGCGGAGCGACCAGAAGGTATGGCCTGTTACTTGTTGATGATGGCCAAGATGTCGGCAGCAACTTCTTCACGGACGGACAGGCGCCCAGCCTGCCAGAGTTCAGGCACGAACTTGGCGGTGGTGAGCAGACGCTCACCCGTCTGTGCTGCGGTGTGCACCGCAGTACCAAGGACGCGGTGCGCTGCGATACCTTGCTTGTCGTTGGTGGTGTTAGTGACGGTGTTGCCCTTGTTCTTGAGGGCCATCAACTGTTCGTAAGCAGACATTTCTTTCTCCTTGACGGGTTGAGGGAAGAGACTCCTTATTCGGAAACCCGAAACCGAATCCGAAGCCACCCCCTTCGATGGTACGAAGGGGGATAGGGTACATACCCACCGGATATACCTCCCCACCAAGTCCATGCCTCCTACCCACCAAGTCCATGCCTCCTACCCACCAAGTTCCCCGCCGCCCATGAAGAGACTCCTTTTTCCCCGGTGACTTTTTTCTCCCGGGCCCCCGCCCCCTTTTACATGGGGGCACCCCCTCTGATATATTTGCAAAAATTTCTCCAAGGACCCCAAGTGCCCCGCCAGCCCAAGCCGAAAGAAAAGGCCGTAACATCCCCCCGTCCGCCATCGATTGTGCTTTCCGAGAAACAGGCGGCTTTCGTCGATAACGTGATGAACGGTGACAGCCTTGACAGAGCTGCCAAGAAGGCCGGCTACTATCGCGACCAGATAGGCAACGTAGTGGCGAAGTCGCACGCCGTGCAGGCAGCGTTGAGGAACGCCCGCGACGAGTTGTCCAGCGCAGCGCAGATTTCCCGGGCGGACGTGATCGACGGGTTCATGGAGGCGATCAATCTGGCGCGGCTGGGCGCGGACCCCATGACGATGGTGCGGGGATGGACCGAGGTTGGCAAGATGCTGGGATTTTACGCGCCGGAGGTGAAGCGCCTTGAGATCACGGACAGCCAGAAGCGTTTGCAGTCGAAGTTCATGTCCATGTCGGACGAGGACCTCTTGAGAGTCATCGAGGGGGAGGCTACTGTGGTACTGGACGAAGAGGAGGAACCTCCCTGTGACGGATGATTACCGGTCCTGCCCGACGTGCGGTGTCGAGCGCCTTGCCAGCACGCTGGACGACAGGGGTATGTGCCCGTTCTGTGTCGAGGAAGGGCGCGAGCCCCCGAAATCGGGGGACAAGTACCCTGAAGTGGTCGTGCGGCCGGCCCCGCCGCCTCGCCCGCCCTCTCCGCCCTTCCGGATGCCCGATACCGCCGTTGAAGCGGCTTCCTACCAGCCCCCGCAGTTCGATCAGGCGACAGCGGCCCTGTCTCCGCAGCGGGAGATGGCAATGCGCGAGATGTGCCGGCGGCGGTTCCTGCCGTTCGTGCAGCGATTCAGGCCGAAGTACATGGCCGGATGGGTGCATGAGGATATCTGCCGCCGACTGGAGCGGTTCGTGGAGCAGGTAGAACAGGGGCAGTCTCCCCGGCTGCTCCTGATGATGCCCCCGAGATCGGGGAAGAGCGAGCTTGGCTCCCGCCACTTGCCGCCGTGGATCATGGGCAAGCACCCGGACTGGGAAATCATCGCGGCCAGCCACACTTCCAGCCTGACGCTGTCTTTTTCGAGGTACGTGCGAGATGTCATCCGTGATCCTGCTTATCAAGTACTGTTTCCTGATATGCGTCTGGACCCTGCTTCCCAGTCTGTCGAGAACTGGAACACCTTGGCTGGCGGTGGCTATCTGGCTGCTGGCGTTGGTACTGGTATCACAGGCCGAGGCGCTCATGTCCTTCTGCTCGACGACTTGGTCAAGGATATCGAGGCGGCGGACTCGGTAACGATCAAGGAGAACACGTGGGAGTGGTACGGGTCCACGGCCTACACCCGTCTGGCCCCCGGCGGCGGTGTGCTGGGAATCATGTGCATGACGGGCGACACCCCTGTGATGATGGCCGACGGCACGCAGCGCCGGCTCGATACCCTGCGGCCCTCCGACGCCATTGCCACATACGCCTGCGGCCTGCTCGGAGCCACGCGTGTCGCTGCCGTAAGGTCAAGTGGTCGTGATTCAGTGTTCAAAATCACGATGAAATCCGGTAAGATTGTCAGGGCGAATCGGAGGCATCCGTTCCTGACCGTCGCGCCTTCCGGAGAAGTGTCGTGGACCAGACTGAAAAACTTGACTACAGCCCTGAAAATCGTAACCGTGAAGGGCAGTGGGGCAAATGGCGCGGGGTCGTATGTGCTGCCGAGGGATGCGACAAGCCTGCGCGAAGTCGTGGCCTTTGCGACAGCCACTACGCCAAGAAACGCTGGGCAGACGGACACCGCTCCGACTCTGACAAAGCCGGTCCACGTCGCAACGCCCGCCTCAAACACCGCTACGGCATCACCGCCGCAGAGTACGACGCTATGTACGAGGCTCAAAAAGGCTGCTGCGCAGTTTGCGGGAAGCATGCAGCGGCTGGTAATTCTCCTACGCACTGGAAGGACAAGCTCGCCGTCGACCACTGTCACGACACTGGAAACGACTGCAACGCCGGAATCGGACACCTTAAGAATGAGTCGGTGGCACTATCCGCCGCGAGGTATCTCCGACTTCACGCTGGATGAGATCGTCAGCATCGAGTCTGACGGCGAGGAAGAAGTCTTCGATGTGCAGGTCAACTGCACCGAGAATTTCATCGCCAACGGGCTGGTGAGCCACAACACGTGGTGGAACGAAGGAGACTGGGCCGGCCGGATTCAGCAGGTCATGGAGAGCGGCGAAGGCGACGTGTTCGAGGTGGTCAAGTATCCGGCGCTCAACGAGGAAGGCGACGAGTACGTCCTGTGGCGCGAGCCGGGAGAGCCCATCGTGCAGATCAGGCCCGGAATGCCGGTGCCCGACGGGGCGCAGATAACCCGCCCGATCGGGACGGCGCTTCATCCGGCGCGCTACACGACTGAGGCGATGCTGCGGATCAAGCGGAACCTCGTCAGCAGCGGTCAGAGGCGAGTGTGGAACGCCCTGTACCAGCAGAACCCGACGCCGGATGACGGGGTGCACTTCACGAAGGAGATGGTGCAGTATTTCCACTCGCCTCCGCAGCGGCATCAGGTGACGAGGTTTCAGGCGTGGGACTTCGCCATCACCGAGAACCAGACGAGCGACTACTCGGTGTGCACGACGATGGATCAGGACGAGCACAACAATCTCTACGTCGTCGATGTGCTGCGCTTCCGCAGCGACGACGGGAATGCCATCGTCGAGCACATGATCGACCAGATCGAGGCCTACGGGCCGGACTTCCTCGGTGTCGAGGATGGGCAGATATGGAAGACCCTGCGCGCGCAGTTCGAGACCCGCTGCATCGAGCGGCAGGTGTTTCAGGCCTTCGAGGTCTTGCAGCCGCTGACGGACAAGATCGTCCGGGCAAGCCCGCTCAAGGGGCGCATGCAGCTCAAGAAGGTGTTCATCTGGAAGGATCGGCCTTGGACGGACGCATTCGTACGGGAGCTGATGGTGTTCCCCGGGGGAGCGAACGATGACCAAGTGGACTCGGCGGCATGGTGCGCGCGCCTGACACTGAACCACATGCCGAAGAAGCCGCCGGCACCGAAGCCGCTGAAAGGGTGGAGAGACAAACTGCGCGAGCTGTCCATGGCGGAAGGCGCTTCCCACATGGCGGCGTAACTGATAGACTTCCGCACAACTTGATGAGGGCGACCATGATCGGCAAATTGATTCTTGAATTGTTTCATTCCCGCACCGCAGCGCACGTGCTTCACCTCAAGACACGGAGCTATGCCGCCCACAAGGCGCTCAACGAGTTCTATGACGGGATCGTCGGGCTCGCCGATGACCTCGCCGAGGCGTGGCAGGGAGAATACGGGCTGATTCAGTGGGAGAAAACCGAGCCTTACACGCTGCCGACCGACGCAGTAGCCATGCTGGACGACCTGCGTGAATGTGTGGACGAGTGCTCCAAGGAATTCCACAAGGAGGACACGCACCTGCACAACATCGCCGACGAGATTCGCGCGCTCATCGCCTCCACGCTATACAAGCTGAAGTTCCTGAAGTAAGGATTCCCCATGCCGATAGACAATGCCCTTGCCAGCGAGACTTGGACGCGCTTTCAGTATTGCCGCGACCGTGGCCACCTCGAATTCATCAACAAGGCCGACAAGTGCGACAAGTTCTTCGCCGGGGAGCAGTGGCTACAGAAGGACCTGAATGCCCTGACGCTGGCTCGCCGGCCGGCCCTGACCATCAACAAGATCATCTCGACCCTCGGCACCCTGTTCGGCGAGCAGATTTACAACCGCAGCGAGACAATCTTCCGCCCAGCATCAGGCGCGACGCCCGAACTGGCCGAAGTGATGACGAAGGTGTTCAAGCAGATCAGCCAGAACAACCAACTCCCGTGGGCGCGCAGCGAGTTGTTCGCTGACGGCGTGATCCGCAGCCGGGGCTTCGTCGATGTCCGTCTGGATTTCACGGATTCCATGGTCGGCGAGGTGAAGATCACGAACCTGAACAGCAAGAACGTGGTCATCGACCCCGATGCGGAGGAATATGACCCTGATAGCTGGATGGACTGCTTCATTTCGAAATGGGTCACCCCGCAGGACATCGCTGTCCTCTACAACGAGGACGACGCGGAGTACCTGAAGAACAAGGACGGCAGCGCCTTCCCGTATGGCTACGACTCGATCGAGCGGGTCCGCGACCGCTTCGGCGGTGTGTTGCCGCTGGCCGGCTACTACGGGGTGCATGAACCGCATGGTGTGCGGCGCAATGTGCGCCTGCTGGAGCGCCAGTACCGGCGAATCGACAAGCAGCTTCACTTCGTGGACATCGAAACGGGCGACATGCGCCCTGTACCGATGACATGGGACAGGAACCGCATCGCCGCCGTGCTGGAGAAGGCCGGCCACCGTGTATCGACCACGAAAAAGCTGGTCAAGCGGATTCGCTGGACTGTCACCGCCGACAACGTGGTCCTGCACGACGACTGGTCTCCGTACAAGCACTTCACTCCGGTGCCCTACTTCCCCTATTTCCGCTATGGACGCACCATCGGGCTCGTCGAGAACCTGCTGGGGCCGCAGGAACTGTTGAACAAGGTGTCCAGTCAGGAACTGCACGTCATCAACACGACGGCGAACAGCGGCTGGAAAGTGCGCAAGGGCGCGCTGGTGAACATGTCCATCGAGGAGTTGGAGCAGAACGGAGCCTCCACCGGTCTCGTGCTGGAACTGGACGACATCGCCAACGCCGAGAAGATCAGCCCGAACAATACCCCGCAGGGACTCGATCGTTTGAGCTACAAGGCCGAAGAGCACATCAAGACGATCAGCAATATCAGCGACTCGATGATGGGCTTCGACCGCGAAGACGTGGCCGCAAAGGCGATTCAGGCCAAGCAGAGCCGAGGCAGCATCAACATGACCAAGGTCATGGACAACCTCGAACGCACCGACTACCTGATCGCCCGGAACGTGCTCGATCTCGTGCAGGAGTACTACACCGAGCCGCGCATCCTGAATATCACCCACCGCAACCTGCTGATGGAGAGCGAGACTGTCGAGGTGAACTCCATCAACAGCGAAGGCGAGCTGACCAACGACCTGACCATCGGCGAATACGACATCATCATCACCTCCACGCCGTTCCGTGCAACCCTTGAAGACAGCCAGTTCGAACAGGCCATGGCGATGCGCGAGGCCGGCATCGAGCTGCCGCCCGAAGTGCTGATCGAGAACAGTCGCCTGCTCCGCAAGAGCGAGATTCTGAAGCAGATGCAGGCCGATGCGAGCGGTCCGGAAGCCCAGCAGCGCGCTCAACTGGAGCTGCGCGCCCAGCAGGCACAAGTATCGGTTCTGGAATCGGAGGCGATGCAGAAACAGGCCGACGCCAAGCTCAAGGCGGCGAAGACCGAGAAAGAACTGGCATCGATCCAGCAGGAAGAAGCCCGCCTTGCCCTCGAAGCCGGGAACAACAACGGGCAGGTCGAAGCGGCCAAGGCCGACGCGGAGATTCAGCGGGACGAGAAGAAGTTCCAGCACGAAGCCAGCATGGCCGAACGCAAATTCGCCATGGAAGAGGACCACGCCGAGCGGGAACAGGCCCGCAAGGACGACATGCACGAGCATGACAAGATGATCGCAGAGCAACAAGCTGCGGCACAGGCTGATGCAGCCCGCGCCGCTGAACTCAACGCCCAACGCGGGCAAACCTCCCGAGGAGAAAAGAAATGACCCTTTACACGAAGTTGTTTGGTTCCATCCTGATGTCGCCCGCCGACGATGGTAGCGGTGGCGGCGGCGGCGGCGGCGGCAGCGGGGATCGGGGGGATGACTTCACCCCGTCGGCAACCAGCAACGACGGCGCCAGTCCGGACAAAGACGCGTCTGTTGGCGACGAGGATGATGTTCGTCTGGCAACTGGCGAAGAGAACGAGGACGAAGGCAAGGAAGCCGCCGGAACCCCGCCCCGCGACGAAAAGGGCAAGTTTGCCAAGAAGCCCAGCGACGCCGTCATCCCGAAGGCGCGCTTCGACGAAGCGGTACGTCGCGAACGTGAGCGGGCGGAAGCTGCCGAGCGGGAATTGCAGGCGATCCGCGAGCAGCAGAAGCAATACACCCGTGGGGCCAATATCGAAGCCGCCATCGAACAGGTGAAAGAGCTGCGCGCACAGCAGAACAAGGCCCTCATTGCCGGCGACGATGCCAAGGCGACCGAACTGGCGAACGAGATCGACCGGCTGAACCGCCTCGTCGATAACGAGAACGCCGAAGACAAGACCGCCCGGGCCAAGGAAGAGACCCGCGAGCAGATTCGCTGGGAGATGACCGTCGACGCCATCTACGCCAAGTACCCGGAGCTTAATGACGAGGGCGAGGAGTTCGATCAGGACCTCACCGACGAGGTTGCTGACATCATGGCCGGCATAGCGCGGCGTGAGCGCCTGCCCCGCTCAGCGGCGTTGCTCAAGGCGGTAGAGCGCGTCATGTCCCGCCGGTCCCCGCCGGCAGCGACGGATGGCGACAGGAAAGGGCTGGATCGCGCCCCCGAAAAGGACCGCAAGCAAGCCGCCGTCGCAAAGAATCTCGACGCCGCCTCTCGCCAGCCGCCCAGTTCCAAGCGGGTCGGTGCCGACAGCGACCGGCATGGCCAGACAGGCCAGTTGCCCGTGGTGACCGAGATGAGCTTCGAGGAATTCGCGGCACTGCCCGAAGCAACGCGCGCCAAGCTGCGGGGGGATTTCGTTTAGGTATGAAGACTATCCCGCTGTCGCAAGGGGGGTATGCGCTAGTGTCTGACGAAGACTACGAACGCGTTGCCGCGCATAAGTGGAGCCTGTCCTATTCACCGAAGAATAGGCTGATGGCGCTGACGCGCGCCGTCGCGCAGCCTGAATCCTTCTGACGTTTGTTGCGTGCTCTGACGAACTCTGTTAGAGTGGCGCGCATGAGAGACGACTAGCCCCCGGTAAAGGGGCCATCCCTGACAAGCGGATTGTAGCTCGTCACCCGCTAGCTACAGCGACACAGAGCCGGTTCGACGCCGTCATTGTCGTACTCGCATTTCCGCCAGCGAAACGAACGGACGCAAAGCACTGCGACAAGTGTGGGATGGGCGAAAGCCTTGACAGCGATGACGACAACCACGGAGAACCCCTATGTCGTACACCAATTTTGCAGCACTGACCACGGAACAGAAAACCACGTGGTCCATGGACTTGTGGCGCCAAGCCCGCAACATGTCCTTCGTCAACCAGTTCCTTGGCAAGGACGCTAACTCGATGATTCAGCACGTGACCGAGCTGAAGAAGTCCGAGAAGGGCGCCCGCGCAGTCATCACCCTGCTGACCGATCTCGAAGGCGACGGTATCGCCGGCGACCGCACGCTGGAAGGCAACGAGGAAGCGATGAAGTCGTTCGATCAGGTCATCCTCATCGACCAACTGCGTCACGCCAACCGCCACGAAGGCCGCATGGCCGACCAGAAGTCGGTTGTCACCTTCCGCGAGAACTCCCGCGACGTGCTGGCCTACTGGCTGGCCGACCGTACCGACCAACTGGCCTTCCTGACGCTGGCCGGTATGGCGTACTCGACGAAGAACTCCGGCGGCTCCCGCGTTGGTTCGGACCTCCCGTATCTGGAGTTTGCCAACGACGTGTCCGCTCCCTCGGCCAAGCGGTATCTGGTGTGGGACCGTGCCAACATGGACTTCGTCACCAACACCGCCAACTCCAGCCTCGTCGGCGGGGCCATCGGCACCGGTGACTACCCCTGCTGGGAAGCGTTCGTTCAGCTCAAGGCCTATGCCAAGGATAACTACATCCGTGGCGTCAAGTCGAAGGGCGGCGAGGAAGTGTTCCACGTCTTCCTGTCTCCGCAGGCCATGGCCAAGCTGAAGCTGGACAGCACCTTCATGCTGAACCTGCGTCATGCCATGCCGCGCGGCGAAGCCAACCCGCTGTTCACCGGCTCGTCCATCAAGATCGACGACCTCGTGTTCCACGAGTTCCGCCACGTGCCGAATACCCGCACTGCGGCCTCCGGCAGCAAGTGGGGCGGCGGTACGGTCGACGGTTGCCGCGTGCTGTTCTGCGGCGCACAGGCGCTGGGCTTTGCCGACATCGGTAATCCGGAATGGGTCGAGAAGGGCTTCGACTACGAGAACCAGCAAGGTATCTCGACGGGCAAGATTCTCGGCTTCAAGAAGCCGAAGTTCTACACCCAGTATTCCGGCGGAACTGTCGAAGACTTCGGCGTGATCGCCGCTGACTTCGCTCAATAAGGAGAGCACATCATGAAAAAGCAAGCTACTCGCTCTGCCCAATGGCCGCTAGTTGCCGAGTTCGTCGCCAACTTCAACGACTGGGTCGTCGACTCCGTCGATGGCGTCAAGAAGACCTTCGGTTCGACCGTCGCCAACTCGGTTGACCCGACCGAGTCGGGTCTGACCGCTGCCACCGGTCTGGTCTTCGACTGCATCAAGATGCCGCGCGGGGCCATCATCGATGACGTTGCAGTCATCGTCGAGACCGCCTTCGCCGGCATCGGTGTAGGCGCTACCCTGTCGCTGGGCATCGCCGGTTCCACCACGGCGCTCGTCAATGCACAGGACTTGGATGCGGCCACTGCCGGCGCGAAGCTGACGGTTGCCACGTTCAATCCGGCACTGGCCAACGGGGGTCAGGACATCCGCCTGACTACTTCCGGCCTGACGGCGACCGCCACCGCCGGCAAGTTCCGCGTTCGCGTCCGCTACACCATCGACGACCGCGCCAACGAAGTGACTCCCGCGTAACAGCGGGTTCTGAAACGGGGGCTCCGGCCCCCGTTATTCCATCTCTACAGGAGAATTTCTCATGGCAATGTTTCAGTTGCACCGCGATTACCGCTTCATCGCTGTCACCGGCCACAGCATCCAGTTCATGAAGGGAGTCCCGGTGTACGTGCCTCCGGTGCTTCACAAGGAAGTCCAGATGTTCGGGGCCGTCCCGGTTGAAGGGGATGTTGAGTCGGTGCTCGGGGAAGAAACCCCGGCGAAGGATGAAGTCCCGGTTGAAGAACGCACTCGGCAGTTGCTCGACGCATTCAAGCAGCTTCAGGACCGCAACGAGCGGGGCGACTTCACCGGCCAAGGTATTCCCTCCCTTCCCGCGCTGAAGAAACTCATCACCGACTTCACTCCCGACAAGAAGGAAGTCGAAAACCTCTGGCATCTCTATGTCGAGGAACACGCCGCAGGCTAACCTATGAACGCAGAATACTTGCTTCGCCTTTTTCGCCGGGAAACCGGCGACATGGAAGAGTCCTACTTGTGGTCGAACGAAGAGGTCCTCGTCTACATGGACGATGCCTACAAGATGTTCATTCGGCTTACGGGCGGGGTGGCGGACTGTACGTCGCCGCTTTGCACCCTCGAAGTGAAGGCGGGCGAGAATATTGCCGAGATCGACACCCGTATCCTCCGCGTCATGCGGGCGGTACGGGCTTCGGACAATGAAATCGTCGACATCATCAACATCACCGACCTGATGAAGATGTCGCGGGACGACTACGGGGTCATCCGGCCCCTCTACATGGACAAGACTCCCGGCCCTGTCCGGTACATGGTGATTGGCCGGCAGCGCGGCCTCGTGCAATGGGTGCAAGTGCCCAAGGAAGATGATCAGGTCCTGCTGGACGTTTATCGCCTGCCGCTCACCTCGGTCAAACCTGATGGCAGCAACCTGACATTCAGCTTCCCCGAAATCGGGGAAGAACACCACTACTACCTGCTCAAGTGGATGATGCACCGCGGGTACGACAAGCGTGATTCCGACCTCTTCGATCCGGTCAAGGCAGAGAAATTCAAGGCGGATTTCATCTCGTACTGCGACATGGCGAAAGCCGAGTGGGAAAGGAGCAAGCACAAGACGCGCATCGTCGGTTACGGGGGGCTGTGATGAGGCTGCGGATCAATGGCAAACGGCTCTTCGTGAACAACCGTCCGTTCTGCCACGTAGGACCCGGGAACGAGCGCGACGAGCTGCCGCATGGGCACTACAACGCGGAGGTATCCACCGCCACGACGCATGGCCACATCCCGCTGGTGCGCGCCGCCGGATTCGGGTGGATCGGCGGCTTCGACGAGGCAGACTGCGTCGTGGGGCGCCTCATCGGTCCAACGGGAGTTGTCCCGTGCTCCGACATTTCGGACACCCTCATAAAGCTCTGCGAGGCGGCTTCCGACCTCGGCGAGCGGATAACCTTGGAGGTCGAATGAACTTCGAACTGCTTCCCAACTGGAAAGACGTGGCCAAGAAGGCGTGGTCGATGTGGGGCAACTACATCTCGATGATTCTGGCCGGCATGGAAACTGTCTCGGTCGTGTTCCTGAACGGGACCCCGTCACCGGCGGTCATGATCGCCGTGTTCATCGTGACTTCCTTCTCGACCGGCGCGCGACTCATCTCGCAGAACGGCCTGAGCAACGGCGTCCCTATCGACCTGAACGACGAGGACCTGAACGGTCTGGCCGAACTCATCGTCAAGAAGACCCATGAGGAGCAGAAATGAACCCACGCTACCTGTCTCGCAAGTTCCTCCTGACGCTGCTGATCGTCCTGCTCGGCACGTTTCTACGGTGGTTCGATCTGGTCGACGGCGGCATGTGGGTCACGGTCGTTTCGCTGGCCCTGACGGTCTACGTCGGCGGCAACGTGGCACAGAAGAAGGGGGAATGGTGATGATCAAGTACCCGCGCTCTACGATTGCCGCCCTCACCTTGTCCGCTGCCGGCTTTGCCGGTATCGTGCTGCACGAGGGGTACTCCAACAACGCGATCATCCCGGTCCCCGGCGACGTGCCTACCGTCGGGTTCGGCTCTACTGCCCACGAAGACGGCACCCCGGTGCGCATGGGCGAGACTATCGCCCCTCCGAAGGCTGTGCGGTTGTCAGTGGCGCACATATCCAAGGACGAGAAAGGCGTGCGCCAGTGCCTCGGGGAAACAGCGACGCTGTATCAACACGAATGGGACGCCTACGTGTCGTTTGCCTACAACGTCGGGCTGAGGAACTTCTGTTCCTCTTCGATACCGGCCAAGGTCCGCGCCGGCCAGTACGCAGAGGCGTGTCAGGTGATGGGGCAGTACGTTTGTGGGCCGGCGACGCAGGCTACTCGTGCCAAGCCGGGGCAGAAGTGCTATCATCCGACCAGACCGCTGCGAGTTCTTCAAGGACTTGTTAACCGCCGCGGAGAGGAAGTTGCCACCTGTCTCGGGAGCGAAGCAAAATGAACTCGATACGCCGTACCGTCCTGAAAGGAGTCCTCGATCAGCTCATCGTCCTCGATAAACGCCTCGACGAGCTGCATCGCGAGGAATTCAAGGCCATGGCGGCACTACCTGACGCCATCGAAGGCAGTATCTTCGGGGAGAGGGCGAAAATCCCCCTGCACAACATGACACAGGCCTCGCTCTCGCTGGAGCGGGCCGTCGCTCACGTTGCTGCTGCAATCGTCGAGAAGGATGACGAGTCGTGTTCGGCCTGAACCCCATCGTCCTGTACCTCATCCTCGCGCTGGCCGCGTCCAACGTAGTGACGGGCATCGGCTGGAAACTCGCCGCTTCCCGCGCAGACAAGGCCAAGCAGCAACTGGTGTTGTGCGAGGATCGCTTCCAAGCATTCAGGGACGAAACTGAGGCCCTCGGCAAGAAACACGCCGCCGGCATCGTGAAGTTGATCGAAGTGGCGGACGCCGTCAATACCGAAACGAAAGCCCACTATGAACAAAATCTTGCTCGCTCTCTTGCTGATCTTGACCGGCTGCGGAAGCAATACGCCGCGGCTCATCCCGGTAGCGGTCCAAATCCCCCCGTTTCCCGAGGCCCCAGCCGAATTGCTGACATCCCCGCCGACTGCATACCTCTTGCAGAACAGTCCGCCGTAACCACGGCACAGGTCTTCGGCTGGCAGGACTGGTACAGGGAGCAGAAGGACAAGTACGAAACTTTTAGACGGGAAATGCAAAATGCCGAACCCCGGTGAAGAGCTAGTCCAGATCGCCACGCTATCGACGCAGGTGCACTCCCTCACTGACGCAGTGAGGATGCTCAACGGTTCGATGCTGGAGAACAACAAGCGACTGGAGCGCCTCGCCGTGCTTGAGGCCATGCACACCAACAGCAGCAGCGCGATCGACCGTGCGTTCGAGGCCATCGAGAAGTTGGAGAAAGCCGATAGCCAGCGCGCCGCCGAGAACGAGCGAGAGCACAAGACCTACAACCGCGCGATTTGGACCATGCTCGGCTTCTGCCTCGCCACCAGCATGTTCTGGACAGTCTTCGGCGTCAGCGCGAAAAGCACAATGGACGAGCTGATGAAGGTCACGCTGGCGGCAAAAGTACACATTCAACAGGATCAGGTCATGTCGGCGCAAGATGTGCTGACAGCCAAGAAGAACGGAAACTGAAAGGGTCGGCATGAAGTCTGCACTCGAAATCGTCAAGGGCACCACCTTCAGCATGGCGGTCTTTTGGGAGGACCGTGACAACCTCTTGCGCTTCCCGATCTCGGCCATTTCTCTGGCTACTGGCGTGCCGGTACTGACCGTCGTCGATTTCGACCTGCCTACTGGCTGGCGCGGCTTCGTGTCTCTGGCCGAAGGCATGCGTCAGATCAACGCGAAGAACAATCCGCCGATGTCCGAGGATTGGCATGTTCTCAAGGTACTCAGCCCGACTTCGGTCGAACTGAGCGGAGTAGTGCCGGTCGATGGAGGACGGAAGTGGCCGGCATACACCGGCGGCGGCTTCCTGTACGTCTACGCCCCGGTCGACATGACTGGCTACGAGGCGCGCATGGACGTGGTCGACAAGGTCGGTCCGGACGGCGTCGTGCTGATTTCGTCGGAAGTTGCCGCTTCTCCGAATGACGTGATCAACCTCGCTGTCGAGCCGCTGAACAACCGAGTGCTCATCACCATCGACGCCGTCGATACCGCTGCTCTGACGTTCAAGCGTGGCGTTACTGGCCTAGAACTGGTAAGCTCTACGGGAGTCGTTTCCAAACTCAAGCTGACGGATACCCCGGACACTGACCCTGACCCCGTTACTGTGTTCGAAGAAGCGACGACCTGACCTTTGTTTTGCCCGTCGCGGCGGGCGTTTTTAGGAGAATCACCATGAAGCACGATGAAAAATGCCATGCCGCCGACCAATGCGGTGCAACTCTCAGCGCGTCGGCGGGCGTCGACGAGCAGGCCCACGCCCACGGCACGTACTACGCCGTCAACACCGGTCCTGTCGAATGGCTGCGCGACAGGTACGTCCATCTGCGTGACCGGCTGAACGCAAAGGGCTTCAAGGCGTTCTTCGACAGGCTCATCAATGGGCGCAAGATGATCGCCGAGTTCATGGCGATTCCGCTCGAAGTCAAGTGGGCAGATACCGCTCACAACGTCGTCTGCACCGTCGGCAAGAACTTGGCCCTCGACACCTATCTGGCGGGCTCTGCCTACACCGTGGTCGGGCCGTACATGGGCCTCATCAACACCAACGCCAGCTCTGCTGTTGCCGGCGACACGATGTCTTCGCACGCTGGCTGGCTGGAAGTGGGTAACGCCAACGCCCCGGCCTACTCCGGCACTCGCAAGACCTGCGCGTGGTCCGCTGCTTCTGCGGGCGCGAAAGCACTTTCCTCGGCGTTGGCCTTCGCCTTCACAAGCGGCGGCACGGTAGGTGGATGCTTCATCGTTTTTGGCTCGGGTGCGCTCAACACCATCGACAACACGGCAGGCACGCTGTATTCCGCCGGTGCATTCACTGGCGGCAGCAAGACGGTCGCCAACGGGGATACGCTCAACGTGTCCTATTCCACTGGCCTGTAAGGAGAAAACACCATGGCTAAGTCACTGTTCAAGGCCGGCGACAGCGTTCGTCAGATCATGCCCGCCCCGGTTCGCGGGGTCGTTACCGACATCCGCATCTGCCCCGTGGAAGGCGATCGGCTTTTCAAAGTCGAATGGCCCGACGAAGACGGCGACGGCGTCGCTGAATCCCGCTTCTTCAAGGAAGACGAGATCGAGATGGACCAGTAAGCTCCGGCCCCCGAAAGGGGGCCAAGCTTCTTTGCGAAGACGGAGAATTCCATGCCCCTGACTACTGAACAACGCCGCGCGATCGGTACAAAGATCATGCGCACCGGCGACTGTCCGGGCGGACTGACCAAGCCGCAGCTTGTCGGAGTAATCGACGCGCTTGATGACTGGTGGGAAGCCAGCGGCGCTGCTGCGGCCAATACCTCCATTCCGCAGCCGCAGCGCGGAACCCTGACACCGAAACAAAAGGCGAGGCTGTTCGTGATGCTGCTCGACGCCCGTTATGAGGTGACCTGATGGCTACGACGCGCGCAATTCTTACCCCGTTCGGTGCCGAATTTCCGTCCAGCAACTTTCCCGGCCTGACCGCAATCAACGCCCGCCCGACGCTGGCTTATGACGCATCGACGCAGGAAACTGCGTACTGGACACTGGTCGCGCCGCAGGGCCTGACTGGCGCGCTGTCGTGCGTGATCACGTACATGATGGCCTCGGCAACCAGCGGAAATATCGAGTTCGAGATCGCGGTCGAGGCGATCACCGATGCCGACGCGACCGACCTCGATGCGACAACCAGCTTTGATACCGTCAACGCCAGCGGCGCGACCGCAGTTCCTGGAACGGCGGGTTACATCGACCAGGTGTCCGTCCCGCTGACCAACGCGGATTCTGTGGCTGCCGGCGACCTGATCAGGATCAGCGTCTCCCGCGATGCCGACGACGCCACCAACGACACGGCGACCGGCGACCTCTACCTGCTGGCCGCCGAACTGCGTGAGGCTTAAGTGGCGATCATCGTCAATGCGTCCGGTGAATACCTGCGGCGCACGGCGAACCTGCCGTCAGATTCGGCATGGACCGGGATGTGCTGGATGTATCTCAACAGCATCCGGTCGAGCGTTTATCAGTACCTGATCGAACTTGCCAATGCGACATCGAGCGCTTCGTCGTATCAGGTGATCGGCTTCAACTCGAGCGGGCCTTTCGAGATTCACCAGGGGGAAGCCTCACAAGCCTTTGGCTCGGCGCCGTCCGCCGGGGCTTGGTATCACGTCTACCTGAGAAACAACGGGACGACCTTCAGCGGTGGTTTCCGGGCCGTCGGGGCATCGGCGTACACCACGGCATCGATCAGCAGCCCCAGCGCATTCACCGAAGCGGCCCTGTATTTCGGCAACGACTCGTGGGATGAGTACATGGATGCCAGCCTCGCCGCAATCAAGGTATGGGACGCGCATCTGAGCGACGCGGAGATCGAGCTTGAATTCATGCGGCTGACGCCAGCCCGCACCGCAAACCTGAATATCTGGACGCCTGGAATCCTGACCGGGACAGATCGCGTCAAGGACTACAGCGGCAACGGGCGCGACTGGACTGCCGGCGGCACGCTCACGGACGGAGACGGGCCGCCCGTACCTTGGGGTGCGGGTCCGGTAATCGTCCTTCCTGTTACCGTCACGTCGCAGAAGTTGGCGCCGGTATCCGACGTGGCCGCCGGAAGCTGGACTCCATCATCCGGCAGCGACCTATACGCCATGCTCGACGAAACGGCCTATAGCGACGCAGACTACATCTATGCGACATCTGCCACCACCTGCACGCTGGCACTGGCTTCCGGCAGCGACCCGTCGTCCAGCACGGGGCACATCCTGCGTTACCGCCTGCTCTCCGGCTCCGGGACCGTCACTGTAACGCTCAAGCAGGGCACGACGACGATTGCCTCATGGGGACCGCATACGCTCACCGGCGCGGCGCAGGATTTCGCGCAGACACTGACCGGCGGCGAGGCTGATTCGATCACCGACTATTCCGCTTTGCGGGTGGAATTCACTTCTGCACTGGCCTGATATGCTTCCGAAAAAGATCAACTCCTTCCTCTGGCACTTCTCGAACTTCACGACGCCGAGCAGCACGCCCGGCACGTCCGTTACGCCGGGGGCGAGCAACGCCGAAGGTTCATGGACGCAGGTCGCCTCGTCGGCCAACATGGCCTACGATTCCCAACTGATGTACGTCGCCATCGGCGGCGGCAATGCCTCCGGCGCGGCCAAGAACCACCTTCTCGACATCGGCGTTGACCCTGCGGGCGGCACCAGCTACACGGCCATCATCAGCAACATCGTTTGCGGGCAGACACAGGCGGTCACTACGGGATGGGACGAGTTTGTGTTTCCGATCTTCATCAAGGCCGGATCGTCAGTCGCTGTCCGTGTGCAGGGCAGCAACGCCACGGCCGGCACGGTTCGCGTCGTTGTCGACTTCTTCGGGCGTCCGACCAACCCGGAGATGGTCCCGTGTGGCAGCTACTCCGAGACCATCGGCACGATTACCAATAGCAACGGCACCAGCATTACTCCCGGCAACGCGGCGGAGGGTTCATGGACCAGCCTTGGCACGACGGCCAACGACCTTTGGTCATGGCAGATCGGGGTGCAGGTCGACAACGCCACGATCACGGCGCAATACACGTCGGTCGATCTGGCCTATGGCGACGCGAGCAACAAGGAGATCATCCTCGAGGATGTGCCGATATTCTTCTACGGCACGGCGGAAATCAAGGCGTCGGTTCTGCGTGGCCGGAATACCGCGTCCGGTAACTACATCCGCTACGTCCCCGCTGGCAGCACGATCTACGCCCGAGCACGCTGCTCGACCGCGCCGGCCTCGGGATACAACATGGTCGCGATCGGCATAGGAGGCTGACATGGCAATTTCCGAACATGCAACTGGATCGCAGACGGCGACGATCAGCACCGAGCACACGCTCAACTCGACATCGCCGGAGACAACCGACGGGGTGTATCAGCTTTTCATCGACCTCGCCAACATGGTTGCCGGCGACGTGCTGGAGATCAGGATCAAGGAAAAGTGCCGCACTGGCGACACGATCCGGCAACTCCTGCTGGCGACGCTGGCCGGCGCGCAGTCCGACCCGCTGTGGGCCTCGCCATCGTTCGTCCTGATGAACGGCTGGGACATGACGATCAAGCAGACGGCGGGCACGGGGCGCGCGTTCCCGTGGAGCATCCGCAAGGTAGCCTGACATGACGTGGGCTTTTCAGCCCCTTCTGCCGGCGACACCGCTTGGTGCCGCCCCGACGGTTGACGCCAAGGTCTCGTGGGTCCAGTTCGAGCTTCCTCCCGCAGCGGCGGGTGGCCCGCAGTCTGCCTCCATCACCGAAAACGCAAGCGCCACGGACACCTGTAGCTGCGTCGTGATCTACGCTGTAGTTCGTGATGAGACTGCGACGCTGACTGATACGCCCAGTGCAGTAGCGACGTTTGACGCAGCACATGCCTCCGATGCAAGCGCCGCTGATACGCCCTCGGCGGGGCTCGCTACTGCCTCTTCTGCTACAGAAAATGCCGCTGCCACGGATACTCCCAGCGTCGCCGCTACTTTCGCTGCTTCTGCCGCCGAGAACGTGGCCGCCGCTGATACACCGACGGTTCTCGCCGCCTTCGTCGCCGCGACTACCGAGAATGCTGCGGCCTCCGATGCACCCTCCGCGACGGGGAGTTTCGGCGTCGCTCACGCCTCGAACGCGACGGCTACCGACACGCCTTCAACTACCATGGCGGCTGTCTCTGCCCTCGCGGAGAATGGCGCGGCCTCCGACACGCCGTCGGCGTCTTTCCTTGTCGCGGGCGACGCTGTAGAGAACGGCGCCGCCGGTGACACGCCTTCTGCCCAGTTCGCCGCAACGGCCAGCGCCGCTGAAAACGTGAGCGCGGGAGATACCCCGTCCGCCCAGTTCGCTGCCGTGTCCAGCATCACGGAGAATGGCGCGGCCACTGACACACCGGCCGTCGCCCTCATAACCAGTTCTGCCGCCGTGGAAAACGCCACTGCCGCGGATGTTCCTTCCGCCGTCACCGCTACCAGTTCTGCCATCACTGAGTCTGCTACGGCCGGCGACACGCCGTCGGGCGATCTCGTCATTCCCTCCAGCGCCACCGAGAATACCGCCGCTACTGACACGCCTTCTGTGACGTTCTTCGCGGTGGCGAGCCAAGCTGAAAACGCCTCTGCTACGGACGCCCCCGCAGCGGTGCTTGTACTGCCGGTGAGTCATGCGTCCGACGCGACTGCCACGGATACCGCGGGCGCCCAACTGGTGTTCGCCACAACGATCGCAGAGGACGCTTCGGCCCAAGCCGCGCAGACCGTCCTCGCCATGTTCGTGGCGGGCATCGTCGAGACAGCGACAGCAGACAGCATTCAGTCCGTGCTCGCTGCCTTCACTGCCACGCAGACGGAGAACGCCACTGCGGCAGACACTCCGGCAGCTACTGCCCAGTTCGTCGCTGCGCAGACCGAGAACGCTGCTGCGTCCGACACGCCAGCAGCCACTGCACAGGTCGGTGCAAGCGCCACCGAAAGCGCGACCGCCGTGGATACCCCCTCGGCTACTGCGCAGATGGTAGCGAGCGTCACCGAGGACGCGGCAGCGAGCAGTGCCCAAAGCGTGACCATGACAGCGGTCGTGGTCATCGCCGAGAACGCCTCTGCATCTGACGCGCCAGACGGCTACATCGGTCTTCTGGCAGACGCCTCCGAAACGGCGACAGTAACTTCCACGCAAGCAGCAGCGGCCGTCTTCACGGTCACGATAGACGAGGCAGGCAACGCCACGGCGGCGCAGGACGCTGATTTCGGCGGCACGACATACTCGGTGAGCCATGCCTCCAATGCGAGCGCCACAGACACGCAGGACGGCGCGCTGGCGGCGGTCGCTACAATCACCGACTTGGGGGCGGCTACTGACACGCCATCTGCCGAGCGCGTCGTCACTGCTGACCGCAGCGAAGCGGTCAGCGCCACGGATACGGCCAGCGCCCTCGCTGCATTCACTGCCACTGTTGCGGAAACTGCCACGGCTACCGATGCCCCGTCTGCCCTTGCCGCGCTCGTTGCAGCAGCGGTCGAAGCGGCTACCGCCGTTGCCGCGCAGAGCGCCAGCAACACCGTGCCGGCCACGATCACCGACTCCGGCTCGGCCACTGCCACGCAAAACGCCGTCTTCTCCATCGATGCCGCCCAGCTCGAAAACACGGCGGCGCAAGACCTCAGCGACGCCTCTGTCTTCTTCGTCGCTCAAATCGGCGAAGCGGCCAACGCCACGGATGCCGCCGGAGCCACGGTAGTCTTCGTGGCGGACTGCGCTGACTTTGCCAACGCGACCGATACTTCCTCCGGAGGCAACAGCCTCGACGCATGGATAGTGGAGCTTGCCAACGCCATCGAATCATCCGTCGGCTGGATATTCGGCACGGACTTGGTCAAGATCGTCCGCGTCTATGTAGGGAAGAAGACCAACACGACGTTCGCCGCCGTCCCAGTCGAAGTGTGCCGCACCACCGCAAAAACAGTAGAATCCATCCACGTGCGCCGTCCCAAGCGCGTCCCATAGGAGGCCCTCATGTCCGAAACCGAGTATGTCTGGACGACTGCAAAATCCCCGGTAGTCTATGCCAGCACCCCTACGACAGTGGTTTACGCCGCGTAGTCCCATTCGCTGATCTCTGCTATACTTTGCCGCCATGAACCCAGTAAAACTGTCCTCTTTCCTTGGAATGAACAATCGCCTGCCCCCTGAACGGCTGCGGGTGAAGGACGGTTCGTTCGTCGTGAGCGCAGTCAATGGCGACTTCACCGACGCCGGCACCTTCCGGCGGCGGGCTGGCTTCGTTTCCGCATTGAGCGGGACAGCAGCGCATTCCTTCTGGTCGAACGGCAAGGAAGCCTACATGGCCGACGGGAGCAGCCTCTACTACGTCACCAAGGACAACAGCGGGAACATCACCAGAACGGCCATCGCGACAATCACCCCCGGGCGACAATTTTCCTACGCCGTCGGGGCCAGCTTTTCCTACGCCACCAACGGCATCGAATTTTTCCGCTTGTCCGCCGGTACAGCCACTCCCGTAGGCGTGCCGGCACCGAGCGCGCCGATACTGAGCGCCGGAACAGGCGGCGCGCTGCCCAAGGGCATCTACATATTCGCCCTGTCCTTCCGCATGGCCGACGGACGAGACAGCGGTATTTCGGACGTTGCCCGAATCGAGCTGTTTACGGACGACGGCTCCATCGAGTTGCCGGCCCTGCCCAGTCTCTCTGGAGCGGCGACCATTCTCTACATGACCCCGACCAATGGGGACGACCTGTTTGAGGTCGGCGAAGTCAGCCTGACGCACACGATCACGGCAGTCCCTCCGGAGGGCGCACGCCCCGTAGCCGTCCTGACCCAGCCTTTGCCCGCCGGCCACTTCGTTCGGTATCTGAAGGGCCGTCTTTTCACCGCCGACGACAGCACTATCTTTTTCTCTCTGCCCTACGCGCTGGAGATGTTCGATGCCTCCAGTGACTCCTTCCAGTTCCCCGCCCCCATCACCCTGCTCGAACCCTGCATCAACGGCCTCTACATCGCTGCTGACAAGACCTACTGGCTCGACATCAACAGCATGGAGATGATGGAGGTCCTGCCCTACGGAGCAGTGCTTGGCACCGGTGGTTTTCGCAAAGACGAATCGCAGGTCTGGTGGATGTCGGCGCGCGGAATGTGCGTGGGCGATCAGAACGGTCAGGTGGTCAATACGCAGGAAGCGGCGCTTGCCTTGCCGCCGGCGCAGTTTGGCGCATCCCTGTTTCGTGAGGAAGACGGACTGAAGCAGATGGTCACTTCCACCTTTAATCCCCAGCCCAATACTACCGCCGCTCGGGCGTGGATGGAGGCTGAAGTCCTTCGCAAGGAGACCCAACCATGATTGACCTTCCGCACCTGACCCACCTCGGTTTCACCTACGACGTGACCCTGCGTAACCGGCACGGTGAAGTCGTCGACTTCGAACGTGCCAAGAACCTCATGCCGATCCAAGGCATGGATCATCTGCTCACGACCGTCCTGAAAGACGGCGCGAAAGTCGCCCAGTGGTACGTGTCGGTGTACGGGAACCCGTACACCCCGATCTCGACCGACGTGATCAGCACCTTCCCGACGCTGGCCGGCGAACTGACGGACTACGTCAATGCCAACCGGTATGCCTACACCCCCGGCACCGTGATCAACGCCACTGTGGATAATGCAGACAGCCCGATCGAAGTCGTCTTCCCGGTAGCACGTACTGTGTATGGCGGTTTCATCGCTTCGTCCGCCGGGAAGGGCAGCACATCTGGTATCCTGCTGTCTGCGGTTCGTTTTGCCTCACCCAAGCAAGTGGAAGCGGGAGCCTCTCTCGCGATTACCGCTGGTTTTTCCTTCATCTCGATCTAAATCAGGAGATCCTCATGGCTCTGAAACTTTCCACCAGCCTCCGCAACTGCATGCTGGGCTCGCAGGCGCTCTCTGACGCCCTCGCCCTCGGCTTCATCAAGATTTATGCCGGCACCGAGCCGGTTGACGCCAACGCTGCTGTTCCCGGCGGGGCGACACTGCTCTGCACGATCAGCCTCAACAGCACCGCCACTGGGCTGTCGTTCGACGCTCCTTCCAACGGGACCATTCCGAAGGCAGCGGCTGAAGTCTGGTCAGGCGTTGTCAGCAATGCTGGCGCCCTGAATGCAGCGTGGTATCGCCACGTGGGCGCATCAGATACCGGCGCGGCGCTCACCGATCCGGCGGGAGTCAGCCAGCCGCGCCTGCAAGGTTCCGTTGGTGTTTCCGGGGCGGACCTGAATCTGTCCTCAGTCGCCCTGACGAACGGCGCAACGCAGACGCTCGACTACTACTCCGTCACTCAGCCGACGCTGTAAGTGAAATCGCTGCTCTGGCCGGGAGGGGGTGTAGACCCCCTCCTGTTCGGCGACCCCGCAGAAGCGAATTCGAGCGGAATCGATCTCGGCCCTACGGGGAGCTTTACCAATGTCGACGGGGTGTGGGCGCACTTTGTAACCCCCGGATTCGCCCCTGCGTTCTTCACTGACTTCGTCAATATGGTCGAGACTCAGGACGGACGAGAAGTTCTGCCCGCCGCCGACACCGGAAACGCCCCCGGCGCTGTGCTGACCGGTATCTACGCGCTCCAGTTGGTCTACTCCCCGGCTGCTGCCATACGAGTGACGGACCCCACCGGGACCAACGCCGAGTACGACATTGCGCTGCCTACGCTTCAGAGCCTCTACACGACCTATGGCTACACGTCCGACCAGACGACCTTTACGACTTCAGAGGGAGGTAACGGCCTGCTCGTGTCCTCTATCCTCGTGTGGGACAGCGGTATCTCGCAGTACAAGACCTTCGCTTACCTCGCCGAATTCGACCTCGCGGGAGTAATCCGCGAGAACGCCTTGGAGGCAGGTCACTCGCTGGCAGCAACCTCGTATGCGTTCCCCGGCAGGAACATCATGTGCGGAACATGGTCCTCGACGGTCAGTGGCAACGTCGCGGCGAACTACTCGAAGTACTCGATCGATTCTCCGGCGGTGCTGGAAGACACGACTTACTGGGCGGCGGGGAGTGACTACAGTTTGTTGCTGGTCTGCCACGATGGTTTTCTCGTTCGCCGGTACAACCGAACGACGTTCGCCGTCGACGCTGTAGCATGTAACCCGGACGGCACCGTAATCAGGGTCATCCCCATAACCAGTCCGGGCGGCGAGTACCAATATCAAGGGCTGTCCCTTGCACGGCTGGTGCGATCCCCCGTCCAGACAAATACCCCCTCTTCAGCGGTAGTCTACAACGCGATCACTGATACGCTCCGCACCGAGTACGATCCGCCGGGGGCAGCGACCCTCAGCTTGTGGGCGTTCGACGAGAGCTACGCACACGGACTGCTGACGGACGACACGGCGTGGCCCCCGCTTCCGGGAAGTGTGAAGCAGCACTATTCCTTGACAGTGAACCTTCTCACCGGAGAATGGACGGTCGGCGAAGTGGTTTACAGGCAAAGCAGCGAGACTATTGCGGTTCTGCCCGCTGTACATGCGCTTCAGTACGGGCGCACACGAGCGGCGGCTTGAACCCGTTTCCGCACCTCCATAACGGCCCTTCGCCTTCCGGAGAAAAAGCCGATCGCGAGAACCTCATTAGTGGCGCCCCGTTCCAGACTCATAGCGGGCCGGGATTCCGCGCCGAGCTACGCGGTCAGTTCCGCGAGGTGTTCCACTACGCCCCCGAGCCAGCGGTTCCGATTGACGACGCATGGGTCATCATGGGGTCGCCATTCTTCGACCTGAATATCCACATCAACAGCGCCAGTGACCCGCGCCGAAACTACCGGCGACGCTACACCGCGATCGGCGGCATCGCCGGCTGGTCGGAGGGTATCACGGTCGTCACGCCTGACGGCAAGGGCAAGGGCTACTTCACCACGGTGGAGCCGTTTTATGGCGACTGGGCGGACCTCGACATCAACCTCCTTGGACGGTACGGCCGGAGCGTCAAGCAGCAGTTCCATGTCACTGCGTGGGCGTACAGCATCGAATTCACGCAGCATTACATTACGCCGATCTACATGGACACGTGGTTGCACTACTACGGCTACATGGTCCATTTTCGCGCGGAGAACTGGGCTTACATGGATGGTGCAGTGCAACGCAACCAGCAAATGCTCAAGGTGACGATCAGGGACAAATTCACCCGTGAATGGAGCACAGCATTTGTACCGCCGATGACCATGATCGACCACTACGACGCGGGGATGTTCCGGCCTGTGCCGACGCTCCCTGACCGCATGGTCCTCATCGGCTGTGAGCATCCCGACAACTACCCGTCGGTCTACTATGGCAACCCGTTTGTCGGCGACTGGGCGAAATCAACCGGCAACCTGTCGGCGGCTTTCCCCGGCGACGTGGCTTTCAACTCGGCAGACTGGCCGACGGAAGCGGAGTGGGGGGCGCATCAAATACCGCCCGTGACCGATCCGCAGGACATGCGGTATGGCTGGCTGAACCAGCAGACGCAGAAGACTCGTGTGCGCTCACGCGGGTCGATGAGCGAGTTCGGCGCCATCAGTTCCCGCCATGTCGTATTCATGACCGGGGAGTACCCGCTTGTGGCCGGCGGCAGTACCGGCGCGCTATCCACGAGCGTCATCGATGTGCTGACTGGCGGTGTGAGCAACACCATAACCCGCTCGTTCGCTTCTGGCACTCCCTACTGGTACGTCGGGTATCTGACTATTCTCGGGCGGGATTCGTGGGCGCTCGAATATGTGCGGGGCATGAACCTGAGCGATATTCGCACACTGATGAAAGTGGAATACACGTTCGACGGCGGGGCGAGCTACACGGACATGACTTTGTTACCGGGGCAAATACCGCACTCCATCGTCCCGTTCAGGCCGGTCGAGAAAGATGAGCACGGGAACATAGTCGAGTTCGAAGCAGTATTGCTTTGCGCGGAAACGGACGGACACCGGACCTACTCCACGAAGGATTTCATCGAGTTCAAGCGTGAGGGCCTTGCCGCCAAGGCCGCGCTGATCGATGACGATACTGACTTCGTGAGGATGTTCAAGCTGGGTAACCGGCTTGATCCGGGGAGGATCAATCCCCCGTTCCCATGGACCTGCGACACAAGGGTCAAAATACCAGATTGGTGGTAAACTCCCGCACTAAGGAGCCATGCCATGGTCAATTACGGCACGCGGAAGACGAAACTCAGGATTTATCACCCCGGCACACCCGGGGTTCTGGCGTTCCCCGGCCAACCGTACCTGCCCGCGCGCACCGTCGTCGAGCAGGTAGAGCAGAGGGTGTACACCCAGCCCACCTACAAGTTCGTGCCACTTAGCCAGATTCTAGGACAATACTGACATGGCAGTGACTCTCGCCCAAATCGATGCCATCGACCAGCAGATACAGCAGCTTCAGGCAGACTACACGACTGCCCGCAGCAACTATCTGAGGACCATCCAGCACCTGCGGGAAATCAGTCCGCAGGAAGAACAGCTATGGCTGGCCGAGTCCTACGACTGGGAACACGTCCAGCAGCCGGCAGCGGAAACTGCCTGCATAAACGCACAGACTTACCCGGACCAGACGCAATTGGGGATCGAAACCAACGCGTACAACGTCGCTCGCTACAACCGTCAGCAGCAGGTCATGACGGGGCCGATGCGTACGCCCGGGCATGTCTGGACTGCCACGGAACAGGCGTACTACGACGCACAGATGGCGGCATTCGACGCCAACTACAACCGTCCGCTGTACTGGCAACAGGACGCCGCGACGAAAGCCGCCAAGACATGCTTTGCCAACTGGCTGGCAGCACACCCTGACCCGTGGTATGCCGAGCAAGCGGAAGACGAGGCCCTGTACCAGCAGCTTCGCGCTCAGTGGGAAGGCGCGCACCTGCCCCCTGTACAGGCTCAGATCGACGCCCTGTCCCAACAACGGATAGAGCTGGTCAATCAGTACAACGCGCAACGGGCAGGATCAGCTCCTGTTGCCCCGGCCCCCGCCCCGGCAAACAGCTCCTACACGGACAATAGTGCCTACGCGCCGAACTATGCTGTCAGTACCCCTGCCCCGCCGGCAGGTCCAGCAGGGGCCGGCGTGGCTGGCTGGATTCCCGTGTACGGTCCGGCGCCTCCCGGCAGCGACAGCCATAGCGTGGACTCTCGCGTTCTTGTCGGCTACATGGTCCCCGTGGAAGGGACCGGCGGATGGACGACGCAGACGGTCAATGTTTCACGCGCAGTTCCTGCGCAGCCGTATCTCCCACCGACTCCCCCTGTTGCCGCAGAAGCAGGGTACTTGGAGATGTCCTACAACTTCGGCTGGAACGCTACCGACCGCAGCATAGACTTCCTCGTCGACAACGGGTTTGTGGAATTCCGTCCGCCGGCGAGCAACATCGATCTCTTCGCCGGCTTGGCCTCGCTATCCGGTGACCGCACGTACCGCAAGATCGACGCGGCGTTTCGTGTCAGCCATGGGAAGGTGACTCCGTTCCTGCACGGAGTAGCCCTGCCGATCTCCAGCATGGCGACTACCTTCACTTACACCAACGGAGCAGTCTATTTTACCGACGGGCCGGACACAATCCGCCTCGTCTTGTTGCGCCTGAAGCTGCGAGGGACTCACGTCATCTTCGAGGCAGACTACGATGACGGCGTTTCGACATGGACAGAAGTGCTGAACTCCGGGGAAACCACGGCGAAGCCTCCGCTGTACTTGACCGTCTGTACCTATTCCGCAGGCGACGAAATCGACATGGCAGCAATCGGCTATCTCCCGCAGGGGGCCGCTGTCGAGCTGCGTTCGCTGGCTGCTTTCGGCCTTGGCGATCCGGTACGTGACTTCAAGGAGGGCAGCGCAGCGGTCCTCGAATACATGTTCAGCCACGGCGGCATCTCGGACACGATGGTGGGCGAAGGCGCTCACTTGGTCCTGCAACGGCTGACTTCCAGCGGCTGGACAGCAGCGGTGCGCGGGTACGCCCGTTCGCAGGTCGTTCTGGAGCCGCTGTTCATGTCGTCCTACGTGCCTTCCCGTTCCGAGGGCGTGCTGCCGTATCTGGCAACCCTTGGCTCTGACCGTCCGTATGGGCAGGCGCTGCTGGTTCTGGAGCCGCTGACGACCCTCGGCTATGCCGGCCTGCTGCAAACCGAGTACGGCATTGGTGACGGCGTGCTGCCGTTCCTGTACGTCGCTGCCACCGGCCTGAGCGGCGAAGTCGGCAATGCCTCCCTCTCCCTTCAGTTGATGGACACGCTGGGCAGCGGCACACTGTACCCGCCCGTTTCCCACAGCTATGGCGTGCTGCCCTTCATGTTCAGTCATGGCGGTATCTCGGATGAGATGGTAGGGGAAGGATCAGCAGTTGTCCTTGAGTTCCTGCGCCCGGGCGTGGAGTACAGCTACGGGGGGCGCATCTACGGCGAAAGCATGGCCGAGCTGCCCCTCATGACTGCTTTTGGCTCGGCCTATGAAGGAAACAATTTCGCGGCGCCAATGGAGTTCATGCTTGCCGCCGACCCGTGGTTCGTCTTCAACGAGCTGACTGCCGAGCTGATATCGACCGTCCAGATTTCCGACAACTTCCTGTACCGCCTGCTCATCCGCGGAAACCTGCCTTGCGAAGTAATGATCGCCACCGATGCGACGGGGCTGGTGAATTACGTCGTGATGCTGCTCACCAGTGTAACGGCCAACTTCGGCGTGCCGGCCTTCTTCGGCGGGGCTACCACGTGGGTGCAGAACGTCGTTACCAAGGCGACTTCGGAGTACGAAGGGTTCGACTTCAACAGCTACGGGACGATCGATGGCGAGGCGTATGGGTGCCGCGCGGACGGCTTGTACCGGCTGACCGGCAGCGACGACGCCGGAACACCCATCGCGGCGTCGATCAACTTTGGCCGCAGCAACTACAATACCTCGGAACTCAAGGGCGTGAAGAATGCCTACGTCGGCCTATCTTCTACCGGACAACTGGTGTTGAAGGTATCATACGAGGGACACGAGTATTTGTACGTGGCTCGGGGTTACAGCGAGACACGGCAGGTCCAGCGGTTCGACACAGGGCGCGGCATCAAGGCGAACTACCTGCAATTCGAACTGTACAACCGCGATGGCGATGACTTCGACATCGACTCCGTCGAATTCACCATCATCCCGTTGAATAGGAGAATCTGAAATGGCAGCACCCGCCGACCTGTTTCTGACCCCGCCGCCGACCGGCGGACAGCCGCGCCTGCTTACTGCATGGGCATTCGAGAACGCATGGAAGGTAGCGCGCAGCAAGTCTGCCCAGTCCAGCTACTGGTTCGACATGGCGGTTGCCGCCGATGGCGGGCCGGCGCGAATGAATGCGAACGGCTTCGATTTCCAGATTACTGCCTCGCAACCGAACGTCTATATCCCCTACGCAGCAGAAGGGGCGAGCGTCGCCAAGTTCTACGAGCTGTCGAACATGGTCATTGCCCAGCTTGCCATGCTCTACGACGGGTACATGTCGAAGTATTTCCCCGACGAGACCGGCTACCTGTTGCGCGCGCAAGAATGGATTTGCAACACGATCCAGTACGGCGGCACGGGCATCTCGCCCGTGGTCGAGCGGCAGATATGGGATCGCGAGCGTTCGCGTACCCTGTCCGAGCTGAACCGCAACGAGGCCGAAGCCTATACCCTGTGGGCAGGGCGCGGCTTCCCGCTTCCTCCCGGCATGCTGGCGAACCAGCTCTCGATGATCCGCCTCGACGCCGCCGGCAAGATCGCTCAAGCCTCCCGCGACATGGCCATCAAGCAGATGGAGATCGAGATCGAGAACGTCAAGTTCGCCGTCAGTGAAGCCATCAAGCTCTACGGCAGCGCCGTAGGAGCGGCAGGGGATTACCTGAAGGCGCTCTCCATCGGCCCGACCTCTGCGATGCAGGTCATCCCATCGATCACCGACTCGCAGTCCAGACTGATCTCTGCCGCCACGGACTCCTATCGCGCGTCCATCTCGGTGGATGAGCTGCGGCTGAAGGCCAGCATGACCCCAGCGCAATGGGAGCAGGAGGCCCGCATAAAGAACGGCGACTGGCTGACTCAGCAGATCAAGATCGAAGTCGATGCCGCCATCGCCGCCGCGCAGAGCGTCGGTACGCAGGCGGCGGCTGCGCTGAACGGCTTGCACGCCAATACTGGCGTCACCAACAATACGCAGGATTCGGTCAGCTACAACTACAGCAACGACACGCTCGACGCGGCGCCGACGATTATCACCGTCGTCTGATACAATTGACGAAACTGAGGACATACCCATGAAGAAATGTGGACTTCGCAGAGCCTTTACCTACGGGGGCACCCCGTTGTCCCTGCTCGCTCAAATGGACGATGAAGAGAAGAAGAAAGCCGAACTCGTTCGAAGCATCGGTATTCAGGACCAGTTCCGTGCCGACAGACAAAACACGCTGCAAGCGCGAGCGGGCGATGTCTCGGGCATGGCCGGTGTTTCCAACCGGCAGAAAGCCTCCGCGCTGGGCGCGCTGGCCGAGAAAGCCGGCGCCTTCGGTACGAACATCACCTTCGACACTCCGCGTGGAATCTCGCGCACCCGCCAGATGAGGCTGGGCCTCGATCGCGGCGACGCAGAAGACCGTTCCTCGCTGTTCGAGGAAAATCGCCGGCAGCAAATATCTTCCGTCTTCGGCTATCAACAGGGCGGGAAACCGGATGATCCTCTCGCCCGCGCCGCCGCTCTCCGGGCCAAGATGGACGCCGAGTACGGTAAGACTGCCTCGGCCCCAGCGCCTGCGCCTGCGCCTGCGCCGGCCCCCGCCGCTGCTCCCGCGCCGGCCCCTGCCCCGGAGCGCGAGAAGGGCGCTTTCGGACTGTTCAAGAGCCTCGGCGAACGCGCCAAGAACTACGAGCATGGCGGCAAGGGCGGCGACGAGCCGGTGTATCGGGACGAGCGCGGCGTCATACACGGGCCGGCGGGCACGAAAGCCAACCCTGATCGTGTGCCGGGAGAAGTGGAGGAAACCGGCGAGCCGATCGCCGTCGGTAAGGACGAGCGCATCCTCAACGAGGAGCAGTCCGAAGCCCTTGACCGGTACTTCGCCCAGCACGGCATGACCACTGACGAGTTCCTCGCCAAGGCCACTGACGCCCCCGTCGGCCCGACGCTGCGGCGGGGCCTGCGCACGGCGGCAGACGGCGGCAGTTTTTCCGGCATGACTACTGACGAGCTGCGTGAGAGTCTTCGCGGGCCACAGGTTCAGCAGCGGATTCCCAACCCGCCGCCGGCACCGCCGCCGCAGCCGGTCATGATGGAACACCACACGCTGCCCCAAACACCGCGTACAGCCGTCCCGACAACTCCGCCCCCGATGATGGAGCCGCTGGATGTACGAGGCGCGCCTGCGCAGTCGCAGGGCGTGGTCGGGCGCGTCAAAGAGGCCGGTCAGCAGGTACTGGACAAGGCACGCACCGCGATGAACGGGGGCACTGCGCCTCCCCCTCAGACGCGCCCGGGCATGGGCACTCCCGGTCAGGGCCTGCTTGCCGAGAAACCGGCAGGATCGGTAGGGAGAACCTCCCTGCGGGGCACGGGCGAACTGGTGAAGGACGGAGCCAAGGCCGTCGGCAAGGGGGCATACAAGCTGGCGGCAGGAGGAACAGCCCTCGTCAATTCTGCCGGCCAACTTCTCGACCCCAAGAGCGAGCTGCGCACCCTATGGGGCAACGATAACGCCGACACGGCGACCAAGATTGCCGGCACGCTGGAGACCGCCGGTAACGTCGCCGGTAATGCGCTGACACTCGGTCTGGTGCCCAACCCTGTTACCAACCTCGTCGGTGCCTTCACCGGGGGCGATACCGCCTTGACACGCGGGCTGGAAGGCACGGGACACGCGCTCGATCCGTCCGCGCCGAAAGTGGCTGCGGCGACGAAGGCAGCGGAAGCGGCAGGGGCAGTGGAGGCAGCGAAAGCTGCGGAGGCTGCGGCTTCCCCGCGGCGCGACCCGGTACTGAACAAGGTGGCGGACGAGAATACCAACAGCGTGCGCGGGCTGCGCGATGCTGGAGTGGAAGGCCCGCTGCAAGGAAACGTAACCGTGATGGACCCGGAGACCGGCGTTGCCAAGACTGGCCGCAACGGTATTCGCACCATCCAGACCATGAGCGGCAACGTCTATGCCGGTCGTGACAAGAACGGCCAACTGAACGTCAGCGCCGGGGCAGACCTGTCTCCGGAGCAGCACGCTGCCCTGCAAGCCGCAGAAGCCGCGCGAACTCGTGCCGACCTCGAGCGGCAAGTCAATTACTTCGCCAACGAGAGGCTGAAGTCCGACCTCGCTTCGAACAACCCCGACGATCGCCGTCGCGGCCTGTTGGCGCTCGCTCATCAGCAGCAGGTGGCCGACCTGCGCAACAGGGAACTGGATCGCGACGTAACCCGTCGCGGGCAGGACCTCACGCTGCGCGGGCACGAGCTGGAATACGGGGCGAAGACTGCACAACTGAAGAACCAGATGATGCAGCAGAACCTCGAGCGCAACAGCAAGGCGCTCGACTCCATCCTCGGCGGCGAAACCATCAAGGTCGATGGCAAGGACGTGCCGAATACCCGCCGTCAGCAGGTTCTCAGCGACATGAACATGACCCTCGGGCAGTACGGCATGCACCTCGGCCACATGACGCCGAAGGACATGCAGGAGTTCTTCACTGCCAACGAAATAGGCGACCGCACCGAGCCGGCGGCTATCACGAAGGCGTTCCAGAAGTGGGTGCTGAACAAGCCTTACGTGCGGGACTTCGACCCTCATCGCAGAGCAAGTCGCGCACCGGGACCGGAAGGAGAATCGAACGCTCTCGGTTTCTACGGCAACCCCAACGGGTCCTATGCGTGGGGGCCGGCGGCATACGGGCGGCAGTTCTTCACCGGCGAGTACAGCGGCCCTGCAATGCGGTATCTCAACCAGTAGCAACAAGGAATTCCTATGGCAACTCTGCGCGAACTGTCCCTCGCCGATCCTTCAGTGGTGACCCCGGCTCCGCAGGCCTCGCTGCGAAACCTGTCCCTCGCCGCCGGCTACACGCCGCGTCAGGCGGTGGAGGCGGGCGCAGAGGCCAGCGACCCGATTCAGCGGGGCGCAGCGGGCGCCATTCAGGGCATGTTCAGTGGCGTCAAGGGGCTTGCGGCGGGCATACAGGATGCGTTCGGCGGTAATCCTGACGATCTGTACGCCTCGGCGCGCCGCGACGCAGAGCTGGCCGCTCTGGTGGGACCGAAGGTAAGCCGCCTGCGCGATATTCAAGGGCCGGCAGACGCCGCGGGCTGGGCGCTCGGCACTGTTGGTTCCGCCGTACCGTATCTCGGGCTGGGCGTGGCCGGCGGCATGGCAGGACGCAATGCCAATTTCGCCCTCGGCAGCAGGCTAGGCACGGACACCGCTACTCACCTCGGCGCAACAGCCGCTTACGTGCCGTCCATGTCTGGCGACCAGATTCTCCAGATGAAAGAGTTTGCCCCGGACATGGCCCCCAGCGAGCGACTGGCGCGCGGCCTCGGTGTTGGCACGCTACAAGCAGCGGCAGAGGCCGTTGCCCCGATGGTCATGATGCGTGCGCCGGGGCTGGCGCAGCCGTTCTGGAAGGGCATGGGCCAGCAGGTCGCCACGGAGGCCGGCAGCGAGGTTGCCTCGGACATCATCGGTCAGGCCCATCGGGTGAACTTCCAGCCGGGGTATCGGTACGACCCGATGCAGACCATCGAGGCGGGCGCGGCCGGCGCAGTCGGAACGGCCCCGTTTGCAGCGCCGGGAGCGGCTATCGGGCACCTCAACTATGCAGGCGGCGACCTCGTCGGCAGGGTGAAAGACCTTGCCCCGGCGGCACAGGACGCCGGTCAAGCCGTCGCCGAGGGGGCACGGCAAGCTGGTCAGGCCGTCATGGATGGCATGGCGTGGGCGGGCGAACATGCCTATGAAGCCATGCCGGAACAAGCCAAGCAGGCAGCGGATTACATTGCTGCCGGCGGCAAGGCTACGGCGGACATGGTCGACGCCCTCACCCCCTACGGGAATCTCCTGTCAGAGCGAGCAATTGCCCACCTGACGGAAGCGATGTCCGACATCTACGCAGAGCAGCAGGCAGGCGCACCGATCGACAAGCTGGCAGGGCAGACCCTCGCGCACCTCGCCCGGGCGGGCGGGCAGATTCACGAGACAATCGACGGCATCCGCACCGGTATCGAGGCCGACCCGAACATCCCGGACGTGATCCGCCAGACCATTGCGGAGGGCAAGGAGCGCACGGAAGGCCGCAAGCTGGAGGAAACGGCCAAGTTCATGTCTGACCCCTACGCATGGGTCAAGAAGGACGAGGCCTTCACGCCCAAGGTCGTGCAGCAGATGCGGGCCGCGCTGACCAATATAGGCCGTGCGCGCAGCGCCGCTACCACGGTGGAGCGGTATCTGGACGCCAACAAGGATGCCCCGGAGGCCAACAGCAAGCGGGCACAGGAACTGCGGGGCATGATCGAGAAGATCAAGTCCGCCAAGGAGCTAACCGAGAACGAGGCCCAGCAGTTCTGGCTGACCACCCAGCAAGTCATGCGCGCGAAGAACGCCGCCGAGGCGTTCAATTCGGTGCTGGACATCGGGCAGAAGGTCCGTGTGACGCAGGACGAGAAGACGGGCAAGATCACGAAGGAGCTGCTGTCTCGCCAGAAAGGCGTGCTGAACAAGGTGGCCGGCGACGCCGTTCTGGCAGTCACCAACGGCAACAAGATGATGGCGAACCGCATCGCCCAGCGAATCAACTTCGAGATGCTGCTGAAGAACGGCGTCACGAAGGAAGTGCGCGAGATGCGTGCCGCGCTGGAGAAGCAGGGCTACCCGAAGGAAGTGTTTGATGCCGTCGAAACCGCCCTCAATGACAAGATCGCGGAGCTGACGGAAGAAGGCGTTATCCCGCGCCCCAGCCGGGAGGGAGCCCTCGTGTCCGAAGCCTTTCGCAAGGCGGTTGCCCGCGAGATTCAGGGCGGCATGGACGTGCTCGGCATCGAGGACCCCTCCGGTATCCAGAACAAGTTGGTCGATTTCGTGTCCGGACTGGCCGAGGGCCGCGAAGGGCACAACGATGCGGCGGCAGCGAAGGTACGAGCCGAGTTTGAGCGGCAGTTCGGCAAGGACGGCGGATACGTCTTCGACAACATCGTTCGCCTTGCCGTGCAGGAGTTCGGCGGCATTGGCGACAAGCGCGCCCAGCGTGTCGCCGGCCTCGTCAGCCTTGGCAAGACGCTGTCCCAGCGTGTAGGCGAGATCAAGCAGCTGCTTCAACGAGATGACACCACGATTGCCGACTTGCTGGAGGATGTCGAGAAGGCCCGCCACTACGACGAGAAGCGCAGCGAACTTGAAGAGCGTATCCAGCGGCTGGAGCGCCGCGCCATCGTCACGCCGGTCGGGACGGATGCCCGCTTCCGCCTGAACGGCGACATCGCCCGTCTGCGCGAGGAAGGACATCTCACCGGCTTCGAGCACCTGAAAAAGAGCTGGGTTGATGCCGGCGTGGTCAAGCCCAAGGACTTCGAACGGCTGGTGGCGGCGCTGGAAAATTACAGCATGCGGGCGCGCGACGAGCAGCGCCCGACGCTTCACACGAATCCGCACACTTCCGCCAATCATCAGCAGGAAACGATGATGCGCGAAGAGGGGCATCCCGACGGAGAGGACCCGATTCGTCACAGCGACGTGGATGAAGCCCTCGGGCAAGAGGATGGTGGCGACGAATATCAGGCCTTCCTGCGAGAGCGGGCCGAAGAGAAGTACGGCACGCAAGGCGTCCTTGAAAACGGCGGGGCGACCGCGCCGATCTACTGGGGCACGAACGCAATCACCGATGAAGGCGGGCACGACCCGACAAAAGTCGGTGCCCCGTTGAGCCGCCATCCGTCCGGGGATCAGGCCAAGGAGTGGAACAAGAAAGCCAGCGAATACACCAACGGCGTTGCCGAGGCGCATGCCAAGTACGGGCATCGTGTGACCAACGGACGTGCTGTCCGCCTCGATGAATGGGCGGCGGACATGGAGGCCATGCACGACATCCCGGCATGGAAATGGTTGAACGGCGCGCTTGACGCGCTGCTGAAGCACGATCAGGAGCGGCTGAAGAATCCGAAGCTGACCAAGGAGGACCGCGAGTGGATCGAGAACCGTGCGCGCCTCGCCGAAGAACTGGGCGACCGGAAGTTCGCAGGCTTCCAGTTCTTCAACAACCCGGTCAACTCCGCCTATCGCTACTACAAGATGGAGCAGGGCGATGCGTCGAACCTGTCCTACTCTGCCGATCAGCTACAGCATGGTGACTACACCCTGCGCACGAACGAGAAAGGGGACACCGAAAGCATCGCCGCCTTCGTGAAGCGCATGCAGGCCAAGGACGGCAACGCCTTCAAGAACTCCGTCTATCAAGACTCCCTGTTCCTGCTGAAGACTGAAGACGGCCGGTCGTTGTTCGCGGACATCCCCCGGCTGGTCAGCGACATACTTCGCCGCCATCAGTCGGCGGACAGCACGGGAGTCGGGACGAAAGACAAGCCGAACATTGCTCACGAATTGAGCACTGCCTTCCTGAACGTGATGTCGACCCTGATGCAGACGGACGGGCTGGACCGGCATGACCCCGTCGGTATCCTGTCCGGAGAAAACGAGCGGGTGCTGGCGAACAAGGACCGTCCTGCGGCCAAGGGCATCGCCGACGGCAACCGCGCGCTGACGCTCGACCCGAATCTGGTGGTTTTCCGCGATCCGTCGGGGGCAGTGATCCACACCTTCGACGACAAGCAGGTGCCGATCACCGAGCACATGACCAAGCGCGTCTTCACCGTGGGCGACCTGCTGAAGATCAAGGGGCTGGACGAGTCCCTGAAGACCATCTTCAAGACCGGTACGCCGGAGGCATTCAGCAAGGCGGACATCTCCGCCCTGCTGCCCGACACGAAAGGGCGGCTGTCCGAAAGCAGCACGAATCGCGCAAATGGACGCGGGATTGCCCGCGCCGGTGTGAAGTTCGCTGGGACGCTGCGGGATGTCGACGTGCACGGCATGCTGGCCCGCATGCTGGAGCGCAACGGCATCGACCCCTCCGAGGCCCTGCACCAAGGAAGGGTGACCAAGGAACTCGCCGGCATGCTGCTGGGCGAGGCCATGCGCGAGATGGAGAAGGAAGGCTACTCCGGAGACTTCATCCGGCGGGAGCAGCTTGTCTCGACGGACCCAAGAAAATCACTTTGGCCTGACCCCCGCTACGACGACATGCTCGTCTACTACGAGCAGTACGGGGATGGCGCACGGTATCCGGTGAAGCTGGCGCAGATCAAGAACTACATCAGGGACGAGGCGCTGAGTGTGCCCCGTGACCTGAAAGATGCGGAGCTTCACGCGGCGAAGAAAGAACTCGCCCGCCTTGACAAGCTGGACAAGGAGCGGAGCGAGCGTATCAGGAACAAGGAAGAAACGCGCGAGGACTTCGACAACGGGCAGCACAGCGAGCTGATCGCCGCTATCAACCGCCAGATCGACACGGTGAGCTACGCCTCCGGCGAAGGGCCGGCAGGAGAGGTGCACATCAAGACGGTGCCCGTCGATGACCTGCACCCACTGGAAATCAAGAGGAACCCGCTGACTGCCAAAGAGAAGGAACAGGGATTCCGCGTGTTCCGCTACAGCACCGACAACAACTTCTCCGACAGCAAACTGAGCGGAGACAAGAACGACGTGCAGCATGACCGGTCGGAAAGTGTGCGCGAGGCTACCGCATGGGGCAAGAAGGCCTATGGCGAGTCAGTCAGCGCAGAGTACAAGGCGCGCGGCATGTCTGAAGTCCGTCAGCTTGCCATGCGCGAGCACTTCGGCAACCCGACGATGGACTCGAGGAATCTGCCGGAAGGAGTCACCGCAGAGCAGATCGCTCGCGAGAAGGCTAGCAAAGTCTCGTCGGGGACCTACTCCAGCAGCGAACGCGAGGGCCTGCCGCCGCTGCCCGAACGCGACGTTACGGCAGAGGCGCTGCACGGCGCGCTGCCGAAAGAGGGCGCGAACCAGCCCGACACGCCGCTGCCCTCCACGACCCTGCATGTCCCGAAGGGGCAGTACGATGTGTCGCACGGTTTGACGCTGGAAGAACAGCGCGCCAACGCCCGCCTCGAAACACAAGTCACCGGCACGAACCAGAAGGCCCTTGAAGACCGCGCTTTTCGCGAAGAAAGCCGCGCAGTGCAGCGCCGTCGCGCCGAAGAGGAAAGACTGGCCCGCGCTACCGCCGACGCCGTCAGGACCTCGCACGGATACAGCACCGGCCCGATGGAGCCGGCCAAACTTCGCCGGAACTCCCCGCTCGAATTGCCGGGGAAGACCGAGCCCCACCCCCTATGGGGCTCCAGAGACACCCCGTTCAGCCGTGCCAAGCTGGCAGACAGCACCCCGGAAGAGCGGCAGACCTTCCTCGACGGCATGAAAAAGCAGTGGTTCGGCGACGCATTCAAGTGGAAGATGGACAACAAGGTGACCGACGCGGAAGGCAAGGAGGTCTCCGGCAAGTTCGACGAGAAGAGCATGACGGCCATTGTGTCGGCGATGACTGCCGACCGCCTCGGTGCGCTGGCGCACGAAGGATGGCACGGCGTCGAAGTCCTGCTCAACGACATGGGCGAGCATGGGAAGCACATACTGGATGAAATCTACGACCATGTGTCGCGCCCGGAAGTGATCGAGGAACTGAAGGCACGTTTCGCGGATGACCCCGGCGTGTTGAGCCAGATCGACTCGGGGAACGTGCGGGAACTCGCTGCCTTCACCTTCCAAGTGATCGCCAAGGGCGAAACGATGCCGAGGCTGCCCAAGCCGGCCCGGACGGTCATGCAGAAGATAGTCGACTTCGTCCGTGGAGTAGCAGAGAAGCTGGGCCTCGGCTTCACGGAGAACGAAGAGCGCGTCAACAACTTCTTCAACGCGCTGAAGAACGGCGAGTGGGCAAAGAACTACGGGAACGCCGCCGCTGTTCGCCGGCTGCTGGGCGAGAAGAACGGTGACGCGGCGGTCCAGAACATCGGCAAGGCGCTGGGACCGCTGGTTGAAGGGTTCGACAAGGTCTTCGGCCACACAGCGGACCGCATCAAGGAACTTGGCGTGCCCGAGTACGACGAGCTGATGCGGAAATTCACCGGAGAAAGCGGCAAGGGCGGCTACCTGCACGATAGAGGGCAGGCCGAGATCAAGTTCGGAAACCGCATCGGGCAGGCCATTGAGTACCTGACTGACGCGCAACGCGAGGAATACTTCAGGTCGCCTGAGTACAAGACCTTCATCAACGACGTTCGGCAGTACGTGGACAAGGCCATGGTCGAAGGCGGTGTGCCGCCCGAGAAGAAGGGCGACATCATTCGCTCGCTCTACACCAAGGTCGATTCTTTCAACGTCGATCGGGTCAGCGACCGCTTTGACGAGTTCATCGAGGACCTGATCAAGCACGGCGGGTTCAAGGGTCAGCCGGGGAAAGCCCGCGAGATCGCCAACGAGATCGCCGACACCGGCTTCTTCTACGACGGAGAGACCAAGCTGTTCGACGGCAAACCGGACATCGCCGCCAAGTGGTTGTCGCGTGATCCGGCCGAACAAACGGCGCGGTTCATCCGGGTGGCTACACGCCTCGCAGAACGCGCCCGTCACTTCGGGTACAAAGACGAGAAGTTGAAGGCCTTGCAGGAGGCCGGCAACGCCAAGACCGACGCCGCAGGGCAACAGCTCATGCAGGACTACATCGACGCTGTCGATGGCAAGCTGGGCAGGATGTCGAAGGACATGAAGAAGCTGGTAGGCGGGCTGCTGTTCGTGCAGCACGTCCATGCGCTGCCGCTGGCCGTATTCAGCCAGATGCTGGAGCCGCTACAGCTTGCGCTGCGCCGCAACGCCATGAAGGGCTCGCTCGACGCCATGTTCCGCGGTATCCGTGACATGCCGCGCACCTTCACGTCCTTCAACAAGAAGGTGAGCCCGGATTACTGGGAGAAGCTGGCATACCAGATCGGCACCACACCGCACAGGATCGTCAATGATGTCATGTCGAACCTCATGAACGGCATGCACATCTCGGGCACGATAGGGAAACTCAACGAGAAGTTCTTCCGCTACAACTTCATGGAGCAGTGGAACAGGTCGATGCACGTCGAAGCGACCAAGCATGCCGTCGAGTTCCTGAAGGAAGCCGCCCGGGGCGAACATGGACCGGAGCACAGTGAGCGGTTCCTGAGAGAACTTGGGGTGACCAAGGACGAAATCCTGTCAGCAATCGAGTCGGTGGAGGACAATGGCACGACCTACGAGTCGCTGCGCCTGTCTGACAACATCGAGCGCGCCATCGGACAGTACGTGGAAGAGGCCATGGCGCACCCGGACGCCAGCAGCAACGCCATGTGGATGAATGACCCGCGGTTCGCACTGCTGGCGCAGATGAAGCGGTTCACGTTCAGCCACAGCAAGTACATCCTCGATCGGGGCATGAAGGAGATGAAGCTGGGCAACGCCTTCCCGGTGGCCCCGGCGCTGATCGCCATGCCGTGGATGCTGGCCGCAGACGGCCTGCGGGACACGCTGGCGATGCGCTCGCATCCGGAACGGGCCAACTGGGGCATGATGGACTACATCGGCCACAGCTACGAGCGTGCAGGGCACGCAGGCCGGTGGCAGTTCGGCAACGACGCCCTGAATGCCGTGAAGCGCGGCGCAAGCCCTGTGGAGGCTCTGGCAGGCCCCAGCGCCGAGATGTTCGGCGACTTCATCAGGAGCGCACAGAACGGCAAACTGCTCGACCAGATGGTCGAATACACCCCCGGAAGCCAGTTCCTGCCGGGGTTCTGAACACATGACAGGCGGGTGAGATTTTGATCGATCTCACCATGCCTTCGTCATTTTGTTCCAATGTTCCAATGTTCCAACCCCAATTTTCAATTGGAAATCGATATAGTGTCTCTATCTCTATATTTTTTAAGTGAAAATAATGAATTCTCTCTTAAAAAAAAAAAAGGTAATAAAAACAGGCATGTAGTGTTCCAATGTTCCAAACTTGTTCCAATGTTTTTGGGCCTGTTTGTGGTAGTGAGCGCACACTAACACGTGGTCAGCCGTGTTGGTGCGCTGCACAAAAGGGTCAAAGTTTGGAACAAGTTTGGAACAAAAATGACGATGTATTTCTCGCCCAACGCATGACGCTAGGATAAAAATAGAGGGGCAGGGGAGGACAATGAACGTGCCTCCACCGGGGTAAACACCCCTCCCGAGGGCAAACTTCAGGCGGACGCTAGGTGCAAAAACCTCCCTGAAATCGAGGGGGTTTTGCACCTAGCCGCTGCTCGGCAGTTGCAAAAACCTCCCTGAAATCGAGAGGTTTTTGCAACTATCTTTCGTTGAGTTCGACGGGTATGTAGCCCTCGAAACCCTCCAAAACGAGGCAGTCCTATTGGGCGACGGGCTGATTACTCAGAGGCCATCAGCGCCGACCACGAGACCGGGAACAACGGCGCGACGACTTCTGCGATCTGCTCAGCGACTTCGCGAGTCTCTGCTTGAGCGCCCGGGGCTAGTCGTTCGCGGCAGACACGACAGAAGAACATCAAGCTGCCTGTCCAGTACCACTCGGTCTGCATGTTCTGTGGCAAGAGCATGCGAGCTTGCTCGGGAGCGACGCCGCCGTCGATAAGGTCTTCGTACATCCCCAAGGAGTGAGCAATGAAATTCTGAACTGTCGGCCCAATGCCATACTCAACTCCGGAACCATTGGCATCATGGAAACGAACTTTTTCTACTTCGCCCCTCGACCCTTGTTTGATCGATCCTTCGGGCCGGCCACGCCAGACTTCGGGGAACCAGAACTCGGGTTCAGAATCCACGTAGCGGCGACTGACCTCGTTCCACACTCCGCCGACTTGATGCTTGACGAGCTGACGAGCAACGAAGATCGGCGCCTTGATACGCAGCTGAACGCTGGTGTGGGCGAACGGCGACCAATGGTTGTGCTTGGCGAGATAGCTGATGAGCTTTGCGTCCTTGTCGCTCAGCCGGTAATCAGTACGCGGGCCGTATTCCCAGTCGCTCTCTTTATCGAACGACACCCGGGCTGCATTGACGACTGTCAAATCGCTACCCATGTGATCGATGAGAGTTACCTTCATCGGTGAAACGATCATGCTGCCTCCTTTTCTTGGTTCTTGTCAGTATCATGCACAAAGACAAGTGCCCGGTCGACACCGAGTTCGTCTTTTACGGCGACGATTACATCAGGGATGGACAAGCCGGCCGGCACTTCAAATGCCGCCAGCTTGCCGTCTTTTTGATGCGCGTACGCGACGTTGCTCATCCCGGTTTCCTCATGGCTGCAAGGGCGCGCGTCAGATCGTTGTCATTCCGATTCCTTTCCACAGAACTTGCCGAACTTCTGCACGGTGCCCTCGAACCGCTTCACGCCCGGCTGACTTCCATAGCCGGTCTCTATCACCTTGACATTGATCCGAGGGCCATCGACATAAATGTAGTACTCGTATTCCTGCCCGCAATCGACGGCCGAAACCGGATACAGATAGAAGTTGCCGGGAGCCTTCTTGAAATGAGCAACGATCTGTGCAGCGAGACAGCCGGCGCCATTGGCAATATTCGTCCGATCCTCACCGAGGCCGTTGACCATCTTGATGTCTTTCAGGAACTCGTAGAGTTCCTTGCCGTGCCCGGAAGGATATCCATCCATCTGGCGATACATCTTCAGTATCGTTGATCTGCCGTCCTCGACAATCGTGAGTGAGCGAGTACCCATTTTTACTTCTCCTTTCAATGCTGTTTGTACGAAACAACCGGCACCTTCTTGTACCAGCAAGCGCGACAATCGTCGCACTTGCCGAACTGATAGGGTGCACGGCACTCAAAACCGACTGGCGGTTTGTTCTTGTGCACATTCGCTCCTTGTACTCCTTCGATGAGCTTCACCGGCACATCAGGATAGGTAGCGGAAATGCGTATTACGAGATTGTCTGGCACGGGCGAAAGACGCAACGACTCTCGCACAAACCTTCGTTCCCGGGTTGATACCCAGTGTTTGCAATGTGGCGTCTGTCGCGCCACTTCCTTGATATTCTCAAGAAGCTGGACAGATTGAAGATCGCCGGAATCAAACCATCTGAAATAGGTCTCCTTTTTCAGGTTGGTCACCATTGCTTCAATCCACTGCGGAGAATCAAGAGACTCTAGCCGGCGCCGTTGAGCGGGAATAATCTGGCCTGCATATAGGGCGTAATGCCCCTTGCAAGCATAGCACTCACTACAGATCGTTCCCTTCTTCAAAGCCAGCTTTGATCCAGTCGGGCAATGTGCTGTCGGCAACCCGTAGCTTTTTCCCGGCATCTTCGACGTGTCCGACAGTCCGCCGACCAGCTTTAAGGCGATTATTTTTCTCATCCAGCAGTACCTGTTGAAGTGGGGTCAGCTCAAAGCCGAATTTTCGCTTGGCATCGATCCAGCACGAAGCGGTCGTTATGTTTTGCACTGTGCACCCTTGCAACTTACCGTTCGCATCAATTACCAAGCGACCTGTTTTATTTTCTGACAGAAGAAAAAACTTCATGGCTGTTCCCTTGTTGTTATTAGAGGTAGAACTTTTCTCCGTCGTACTTGATCTCGCCGCGTGCCCACAATAGCTTGGCTTGAGGAAGAAGCTGTTCATTCGGCTGAACACCGTCCTCAAGCCGATTGAGGATAGTGTTCTTGGTGTGCACATGTAGCCGCTTCGCGACTGGTCCACTGGGAGGTACATTCGGGCGCGGGACAGGGAGATGCTTTACGTCTTCTGTGGTTATCGCCACGTAGGAAACTTTGGGCTTTTCTTCCGTTGCTGCCGCTGCTGAAAGAGCGCGAACCTTGATGATCTTGTCGCGAACCGCATTGAATGCCAACATGGCGTCGGCCAGAATTTCGTCGGGGGCCAGCGCCAGTTGCGCAAGAATGAATGCGCGATCGCCATCATTCAAAAGAGCCATCATGCGCCCCCTTTCGGCCAGCCGGCTTCCTGCAAGTCAACCAGCGTGTTCGCCACCGGCAGATTCGCAATGAACGAACCGTCACGATTCGCCGGCAAATACTTGGCGAATTCCGGAAGGCGTTCTTGTGCTTGCTTGAGCGTCGTACAGCCGTTGATCAGCGCCGTAACCTTGGAACGCAGTTCGGCATGAATCTTGTCCTGCGCCATCTTCTTTTCGCCGATGACAACCAGCTCGGCCCATACTTCAGGAACCGCACGTTCGAAATGGGGGCCGCAAAGATGCGGCGGGCAAACGACGCATGCGCCGATACATCCTATTGGAGTCGGAATGTACCGAGTCTCGAAATAATCCGGAAATTCCTTTGCCACAGCTTTCAATGCCTGCGGCAATGCATTGAACCCCCATTCTTTCAGACGAGCACGAACTTGCTCGTCGTAATCCACCGACGGAACGTCGTCCATGACAGCGCGGACGAAAGCCTGCTTATCTTCTCTGGTCAATCTCATGGTAATACCTCCGATCAGGAAAAAATTACTTCACGTATTTGTTGAGCCTGCAAAACTCCTCGACATATTTGTCTGTCAATTCCTTTCCTTCGAGCTTCAACCCTCTTACCCAGCCTACGGCCGGAAAGACTCGACGGACAGCAGTTGAAATGCGGCTTCTGAGGGCCGGTGGCCTCGGTAACTTACGCGGTGGCATGTTGAACCGGCCTCAGTTCGTTGTCGACGACCTCGTAATTGACGGGCTCGTCGCTTTCGGTTACCCGCCATGCAGTGACCAACATCCACCGCCACATGAGGTCTTTTGCCGCCCACTCGGCTTCTTCCTTGGTTGCCAGTGCAACAGCATTGGTAGCCCAGTCGTCGCCGCCCGTTTGAACTTCCACTTTCCAGCTCATTTGCTTTCTCCTTGCAGCTTACTTTCGTCGTAAATTGAATTCTGCCCGAGGCACTGTTCCGCAGAATTACGGAAAACTCACCTCGGGACTAGCGGATCACGACCGCTTCTTACGACGGGTTCGGCTGTTTAAAAGGAGTCACAGTTCCCGTTGCAAGAGGTTTTTCGACTCCGCCCACCCCTTGCTGGGACGGGAGAGGGGACAAACTAACCCCTCTCTATTCGTCCCTACGCAGCCAGTTTCAACAGCTCGTTCATCGCGGTCTGCTTGAGCTTTGCCCCGTCGCCGAACCACGCATTGTTCAGCCGGCCCGACTGACCGCCACGTGCCCGCTTGCGCCAATCGACATACTCGGTCAGGCTATTGAGAAGCCCCCAACTGGTTTGACCGGTCAGGTCCGCACCCTTGAACGAGGCGGTCTTGAACAGGTCGATCACGTTCTGTGCATGCAGCCGATCGCTGTTTGCCATGCGCTTCTCCGGGTCTTCCGGCAATTCGAAAACAGTGTCGATGACCTTGTTGGCCTTATCGACATCGAGATTCGTCTTAGCCAAAAGATCGAGTGCCCCGGTGAAAGCAAGCCATTGATCGCGACCGATACCCAGTTCGTGCTTGACTTTTTCCGCGTCGAAGTCCCGGATGTGCGGGAAGACCACCCGACCCGATTTGTCCTCCAGCGCCTGTTGCAGGGTGTTGTTGCACACTACCCTGACAGACGTGAATTGCGCCAAAGTAGAAAGCGTCAGGTCGTAGGACGTGCTGAGAAGCAGATAGCCGTCGACACGGTCTGTGCCCAGCACTTTGTGCACATCGCCGGTCTTTGCAAGGCACCAAATGCGTCCGCCGTTCATCAGCGAACCGGCAGTGTGCATCTTCATGCCGTGCATGGTGAGCAGATCATCGAAGAACTCGAAGATTTCCGCCGGCTGCACCGGCCTGTAGCGATTGGAAACCACGGCATAAGGCCGATGGTCGGTATCTCGCGCCAACACGAAACGATCCTTGAAGATGCTCAAGTCTGATTCCGACGTGTGAAACATCACCGGCCGCTTGGACACGGTCCAGTCGAGGCCTGCTTCCTTCTGAAATTCTTCCAGCGAGACATCCTCGCTGACCTCGTTGCCCAGCCCATGCCACGGCGTAGCACCGACGTAAGCCATTCCTTCAACTGCGTCTGCCATTGCTTTCTCCTTAACGTACTTCGACGGAAAAGTCCATGTCGCGGACAACGTCCCTGACGGCGTCCCTGAACCTGCTGCCAGAGAAGGGCTCATCGACGGCGTCTTCCACGATGGTTTGGATTTCTTCGCGTACTTCCATATTGCTACGAAGATTTTCCAGTACTGCCTGTTGCATCATGGCCCCGAGCCGTTGCTCAAAACTCGGACTGTAAATCATGATGTCCGTCAGCAAAGTTCCAAGCTGAATCATTTTGTCATCCATTGTCTTTCCTTTCTACATCGCCTGATACAAGAGGAACAATCCACCAATCATCGCTGAAGTTGCCCTCTACCCACTCCAAGGCAAGTCCTTCTGTCTTGAAAGGACCTACGACTTCGAATCCATCGCCAAAACTTCCATGAACCACGACACTTAATTCCATTTCTCATTCCTCGAAAAAACGCGGAGAAAACACAGGCGATGCCCATGCGTCCGCACCACATGCCTGCTGTCCACGGTAAAACCGCTTCCGAATATTCGGATAAATTCAGCGTCATGATTTGATGCGGAAAACACTTGCATGTTTGTCGGCCGTGTTTCCTCCGGTTCAGAACCCGTTGCGCTGGATTCGTCGTCCTTGTTTCCTCGCAATTTGCACGAGGCCGACCAACAAAAATCCAGTCATTGCCACAGAGGACAACAAACGGTAGGTCAATCCAGCGACTCGCGTCGCCTTTGCCAGCCGATCGATCACATTCCTATTCCGAGAATGTTTTATGCACGATCCATTGAGTAATTTCTGCGTCGGTAATTGCCCATGACACGAAAACATCCACAGGTGTTTCCTTCGCCCACAACGAGTCGCGCAGTATTATGCCGCCACCGGGGATTCCAACAACCACTGCAACATTCCGGCCTTCCTCATATCTGCCATTCAGCCATTCCAGTTGCAATGGAGTAAGGCCGAGTCGTTTGGCAATAATGGTTCCTCTTTGCGGCACTGAGGACAGGAACTTGTATTCGATCCACAGATCACCTTTCTTGCCGCTGTACCACGCATCAGCGGTTCCGCCAAGATAAGGGTTCGCCATCTTCTCACGGTGCAAAGCCCGAGGAAGCCTGCGCTCGATCCGGCGTCGAAAATTGGTTTCAGGGGTGCCCATTGCTCCACACTGTCCAAAGCGCTTGCAAGGTCTTCGCTTGAGCAGCGGCATCTTCGAGAGCGTCATGGGCAACCGCCGGCTTGACTTCGAGGGACCGAATTAACTCTTTCGGGAACAGCCCTTTGATCGTGCGATAGTCCCGCCCGTTGTAGTACTTCCACGGAACGTGCTTGCCCGTGACGTAATACGCATGCTCAAGAATCGGCAGATCGAAATTCAAGCCGTTGCACCACACCAGCTTGTCCTTCCACAGGAAGGCAGCATTGAGGGCAAGAAGGGCTTCTGCCAAAGGTATGGGGTTCGTGTTCAACAGCTTGTTACGAGCCTCGGCTGACTGTTCTATCCACCAATTGATGGTGCTGGCATCCACCGTCAGGCCGACATCAAGGCAAGACTGCAAGCTGATGCGTACCGAGAAAGGGTTGGAAATCTTTGTCGCATTGAACTCGACTGCGCCAATGGACAAAATTGCTGACGACGGGCGTGTGCCCATCGTTTCGATGTCAAGCATAATGCCTTCCATGACTTCCCCTTGAAAATTGAATTGGTCGGCGTTTTGGTTCAGGAGCAGAGCGATTATGTCGCTCTGTTATTCCCCGTGTAGATCGCCGAACTACACCGCACTTGTGCGGTCAGCTAGCGCCAGACAGGGCGGCGGGCGCAGGGGCCGACAGCGCAGCGATCTGCGCTTCGAACGCTTCGATGGCCTTGAGACGACGAGTGTCGCTGGCCGTATGGGCCTTGACGAAAGTGTCGTACTCACGCTGGGCCGTCTTGAAGGCGCGTTCAGCCTTCTTCAGGTTGGCGGCGGCGGCGCGGTCGTTCACCTTTTCGGTGCGAATCTTCTGCTTCAGGTCGGCGATGACCTTCCTCTTTTCGGCGGGAGTGAGGATGATGGACTTCGGGCGTGCCATGGATTTTCTCCTGTAAGTTGGCAATGAATGTGCGCCGATTAAGATCAGCGGCACGATGGACGAGGCGATTGATTATGGTCTTACGCCTCCGGGTTCCTGCTTCTAGCCGTAAGCAGTAATACACTTCCTCCTCCGTGAGCTGGTCGATTACCTTGACCAGTTCACGGAAGGATTCAAGCGCACGGCTAGTGCGCCAGTTCTTCATCACCGACGCGGAGCGGCTTTCTTCGCCGCCGCCGGCGGGGCGTTCTTGTTGCGCACCTTGGCATCGAATTCGGACACGTCGGGCTCCGTCAGCAGCATCTTGAGGGCCTCTTCGTAGTGGTCGAGTGCCATCGTGACCAGCTCGACATCGGCCGGTTGCGGATCGACACAACGGACGGACGGATAGTCCACCGTCGGCTCGAACCCGAATCCCGTCACGAAGGCGTAGGGGGCCTTGCCGTAGTCGCGTGACAGAGCACGAACATACTTCTCGAACGGAGTGATGCCTGTCGCCGAGATTTCCAGCGTGACCAATGACGAATCTGCCCCATCGAGGGCGGCGTCGGGCGGCAGCAGTGCCAGCAAATAGCTGTCCTTGCATGCCTTGCCTTTGCCGTTCGCCGCCGACTTGAACTGGTTCTTCGGGCAGGTCCTGCACCCTTCCGAAGACTGGATGTCGGGGGAGTTCTCCGAAGGCTCCAGCTCGTTGTGAGACACGGTGCCGATGGCGAAGCAGTTCGGCGGAACACGTTCATCCTTGTCGAAGGGGTCCTGATACCACGCCTTCTTGGCGACGAAGTTGACGATGACGCCATGAATTGTATTGAACTTCTCGTCGAGAGCGTTCTTGAAATGCTTGTCCTGCGTCACCGCGATGCGGGTGCCGGTGGGAGCATTCATCCGTTCCTGAAAAGCGGCGATATCAGCGGTCATTCGCTCCTGAACTGCGGCCGGAAGCTGGACTTGCGCCCGTGGAACGACTGCTACTGCCCCTGCCGGGGCCTTTCTTGCTGTTGCCATGTGTTTCTCCAGTTGCGAGTATCAAACAGCCCGAAGAGACAGGCTGCGCTTCTTGAAAACCCCGATTCCGGGGGTTTCAGTTTTCTTCAAGGCACGAATTTCGCGCCATGCTGGGGCAGAGATACGACGCTGCACCAGATGAAGGTTGTTGGTACGCCGAGCCCACATCAAGAACGTGTCCCAGTTCTCGACAGTGGGCTCTTCCGACTCGACGATGCTGGCCCGAGCAAGTTTGCCTTCCCCGGTCCTCGTGTCCTGTTTGTCCATGAGGGCGATGATGTCCCTCTCAACGAGGTCACGATCGGCCTTCAAGGCTTTTTCCTCGGTAGCAAGAACTGCACGGCGAGCATCGAGCCTCTTCAATTCGTCGATGAGCCTCCCGATAGTCTTGGGGGCTACACTTGTGTTCGTAACCATTACGTTTTGTTCTCCTATTAAAAACAGATTGTACATCAATCGGTAACAGATGCAAGGGCTTCAGACCGAATAATTCACTGCTGATCCTCCATCTGCTGCCGCCCATATTGGCAGATCAGGCGCCCACCTTGGAGGCGTGCGCATGATATTCAAGTTGGTAGTCAGCAACTTGCTGGAGAGGCGTTCGGGCACTACCGACACAATCTCATCATGTGTCATGGTGGCGATTACTGCTCGTTCTCCTTTCCGTAGCCGTTGCTTTGCGTATAAATGCTGAATCTCGATCATTTGCTCGCGAATCACTACACCGGCTAGCGCCTGCACAATGTTCTCGCACAGCAAGCCCCCGTAAATATGCTTGGCTACCCCATTCGATATGTACTTGAATCCAACGGAGCGATACTCCCGATCGAATTGTTCATGTAGCCCCGGATAATGCAGTCCCATTCCGTTCGGAAGCCAGATGCTTGTCCCTTCGTATTGGAGAATGCCATTGGGGCCGAATGATCCTGACTTCCCTTGGACCATGTCTCGCAGCACTTTATTGCAAGTGCCCCAAAACTCTACGATTTTTGCATTAACTTTTCGATACGTGTTGACAATCCGGTAACACTCGGAAAATTCCATCTGCACTGCTGGCCCCATAAGCCCCAGTGCCAATGTAGTGCGGAATCGCTTGGCTCCCATGCTGTAGCCAAGGCCCAAGGTGGAAATCTTCCCGATGAAGCGACGTTCGTAATCGACTTCTTCGATCGGGATGTTGTAAATCAGTGAAGCCATGAATTCGTAAACGTCGCCCCCTGTGCGCTGATCTTTCGGAAGCAAACTTCTCTTGTCTTGCGCAATGAACTTGTCCAGCAATTCTGTATGGCCGGCCACCCACGCCAGCACACGCGCCTCGATTTGCGATGAATCTGGAGCGAAGATCACGTGCCCATCAGGGGCAATAATAGACTTGCGCAATTCGCCCGCCATTGGTGCATCGCTTGTGGAGTTCGGCATATTCTGGAAATTGCAATTTGAAACGATTTTACCATTCGCCCAAAACTGATTACGTGGGCCGCATTCAAGGACGTCGAATACGCGGGCGACCGCTAGTTGTTTTTGTTCGGGTAAGGATTTCAACATTATTCATTCCTCGATTGATCCATGTTCGGATTGTTTCATAGCTAAGATCAGGACGAAGACGACACAGCTCTCGGAGACGATCTCCGTGTTTCCATGCTACGTATTTGCCTTTGTTTTTCGCTTGTTCGTCTTGCGTAGCCCAGCGAAGATTCCCGGCAACATACCCGCCGTTGTTATCGTGCCTATCTAGCGTGTGCACTGACGAAGGACGAAGACCAATGTTCAACACGATCCATTCAGCCATGTCGCTACCAGTAGAAAAGCCGAACGTAATACCTCTCCCGCCATAACGGTGATACATGGCATTGGCTGGATTTACACATCGGTCTTTTGCTATCTGACAAATTTTACGAAGATGCGACCAGTCCTGCAGGGAGATTCCCAATTTCAAGTGAGTGCCCGGCCTCCTCGGCATGATCCAGCCGGGTCTGCCCTTGCGCGGTACAGACTTCGTGATCTGGCGTTCCTGTAATTCCGTCATACGTCATGACTCCTTTTGTACCTTGATCAATCAGGCCTGAATGAGAAACAAATTCCACTCCGTCCCAGACTTTATCAGAGTCAATCAGAGCTGATAATGAAATATACAGAACCTCGCCTTCACGTTGTACGATTATGGTTGTATCCCCGGCGAGGCACTTGTTCCCACCGCTCCACCGGCCCGTCTTCGCCCCGTAGTAATGCAGCATCACCGGCAATGAACCACAGGATTGCATCATCTGAATCAATCGCCATGCACGAGTCTCCATCATGGTTGACTTGGCAGCGAGTCGGCCTTGCACAAGGCGAACTACTCGCTCATTTTCGTGTTCTTGCAGCTCAATAAATTCCGGGTCTGTTTCCGCCAGCGCATAAGACATCTTCCCGTTGTACTTGCTGATTTTCGTAGGAGCAGCAACTCCTAATTCTTTCAGTGCTGCGACAAATTTCGGAGTCGAGAGCAGTGTTTGCTCATCTTGTCCAGACATGGCTATGAATTTCAAACGCTCATTCAGTTCGTAGTTGAGCGATTGCTCCGCTCGGGCAGTATCAAGACGAAAAACAGGATCACAGAACATTGAAAGAGTCAGATCGATCAGTTCCATTTCTGCATCAGGATACACCGGCGCTTGCTTCATGAAGATAGCAAAGCATTTGTCATTGTCGTTCTTGCAGTACGTCATCAGGCTTTTCTTCTTGTCAGCCGGTATGGCTTCGGTACGCAAGCCTTTTACATCGTTCAGTCCTTCGATCTTGCCGGGAATACCGTAAAAATTGCAAATGGCGTCAAGGCCGGCTCGACTCATATCCGAATGCAGCCCCCGGGTCATCTGCACAGTGCAGAATCGACGACGCGGCTTGATGCCAAATCTCCATGCGGCAATTGCCCCGTCAAAGAAAGCGTTGTGTGCCAGCAAATCGTGCGTTGACCAGTCAATAGCATTGAGGGCAGTGCGAACTGCTTCCTCGCCCCAATAGCATCGAGAAACCTTGGTGCCAATCTTGATGGCACAGCAATGGACTTGAAACAAGTCGTCCATGATATAGGACGACGTGTTATGCGCTTTGGAGCGCAGACTGTACTTCGTGTCGAAGTAAGTCTCAAAGTCAATTGTCACAATTTCATCAGGATTGAATTTCACTTTAATTCCTCACGGCATGAGGCAGTCCAGCAACATGCCCATATTGGCATCCTTGTGTTGCAGAACATGCCATACACGTTCGTCAATGGTTTCTTCGGCGACTACAACAATGGTCTCTGTTCTCTGCGTCTGGCCAATGCGATGGATTCGCTTGAGCCCTTGCAAGAACCACTCCAAGTTGTAGGTCGGGCCTGCCCAAATTGTTGCTGTTCCTCGAATGAGCGTAAGACCGTGACCGGCCGTTTTTGGATGGGCGAAAAGAACCTGATACTTTCCGGCCTGAAAATCTGCGATGATTTCGGCACGTCCTGTATCCTTGACCGAACCGTCAAAGACACTGTAGGAAATATGCCGACGCTCAGCTTCCTTGATGAGTTCATCACGCTGATGCTTCCACTGAAAGAAAACAATAGAGTGAGCGCGCTCTTCGACAAGGTCCAGTACCAGTTGATACCGTTCCGAGTCGATCAATGAATAATCATCTTCGTCGTTGTAAACAGCACCTGAAGCAATTTGCAAAAGCTTGTTGGCGACCACCGCTGCATTGATCGCCGTGATCCTTGTCTTCTTGATCTGGACGATCCGGAATTCTTCCATGTCTTGATAGGCTTGCACATGCTTCTTCGAGAGCTTGAATCGTTTGGCATGCCGGAAATTCTCCGGAATATCCACGCAATCCTCGAATCGATGGCGAATCGTAATGTCCCGAATCATCGTAGCAACAACAGCTTCAATGCCCTCACGATCCACCCACTTGATAGCCTTCGTACTCAATCCTACTTGAACAGGGACACATGCAGCGGCGCGGAAAGCATAGAAACTCTTGCCTAGACGAACCCCGTCGTCTAGAAGGAATAGCAAATGCCATAGGTCAAGAATGCCGTTACTGTTCGGCGTGCCCGTCAAAATGCGTCGATACGGGAAATATTTCACGATCTTCGCCAATGCCTTGGACCGCATTGATGTGTGATGCTTGAATGCAGTTCCTTCATCGACAATCAACGTGTCGAACTTCTTGAAGAAACTGGCCGGCTGCTTGGCAAGCCAGTTCACTGCGTCATGATTTGTCGTGTACACGTCGGTAGTAGCGGCAAATGCTTCTGCCCGATTATGGGCGTAAGCAGTAACAACGCCCATGTCAGGGGCGAACTCGTTGAAGTCCAGCCGCCACGCTGTGTCCAGCAATGATTTGGTCGCGAGTACCAATGCACAACCACCCCCTTTACGCCGCCGCCTCGCAAAGTCTTCCACTTGGACCCGTGTTTTACCAGTACCCGGGTCAGAAGTATCCAGAGCACGCTTGTTTTTGGCAAGCATGTCCAAGCTTTGTTTCTGGTGGACGAACAAAGATTTAGTCATCTGTGGCGCCTTCATTCAAGGCCGGATCGAATTGAGCATACGGGTCTGACAACATCATGGCAAAAGGAACGAATTCAATTTCGCCTGTGGGCAGATCACCATTCATTGCGCAGAGAAGCGTGGCCGGCGTATTGTCGGCCTTGTTCACACAACTGAGCAATGCCACATGATCTGCCGCAAAAGCACGCTTCAGCGTTTCGAAATTGTTCTTGTAACCTTCCGGAATTTTCATATCCATTTTCAGCTCCTAAAAATATGCCGGTCTCTCCCGGCAGTCACGTCGTTCTACTGACTATTGACTCCAGACGTTCTCATGCCGCAATTATGAAAATCAGTTTTCACGCAGACCAGTTTCCTGCGAGTTCATCGGAAAGCGCGGGGGGCTATTCCGAAAGGTGAATAGCTCTTCAGAAGGTGTCATTGAATTTCGCCAAATACCAGATTGCTTTTTCAGCGTCCTGCACTTCAGTGCCCGGCGCCTTC